GAGTCTCCCCCGGGGCACCACGATAAAGATTCTGAGATGTTCACCGAACACCAGAAACCCAGGAAAGCCGGCTATCTCAGCCGGCTTTTTTGTTTCTGGAGATCGCCAAAGGTTCAGTGAAGTTCTTGTATCCCTGTATCCCCATATGTATCCTCGTTTTCCCGCGAACTTTGGGATACAAAACAGGTGAAGCGCACCGCCATCAAGCGCCGGCCACTGGCTGAAACCGTCCTGGCCACCCTGGAGCCGGAAGCGAAAGAATATCGTGAGCTCGACGGCAACGGTCTGTATTTCCGTGTGAAGCCGGACGGCGGAAAGTCTTGGCAACTGCGCTATAAGAACGCCTCCGGCAAGTGGTCATGGCTCGGCCTTGGCTCATACCCTGAAGTAGGCGGCGCCCTGGCGCGCAAGAAGGCCGGAGAGCACCAGGCGAACATCAGCAACGGCATAGACCCGCTGGAGCACAAACGCAGCGAGAAAGCCCGCCAGGAAGCCGCGGCGTCGCGCACGTTCCGAGTAGCAGCCGAAGACTGGTATGTCGCTCAGGTCAAGAAAGGCCTGGAGCAAAGCACCCTCGACAAGGTGCGCACCTACCTCGATAAGGACATTCTGCCGGCACTAGGCGCCAAGCAACTCGACGATATCACCCGCACTGATTGTGCTGCCGTGCAGGCAATGTTCGAGGCTCGCAACGCGCATAACGTCGCCAAGAAGGCGCGGGGCTGGATCAACCAGATATTCGGCCGGGCCATTGCCAAGGGCCTGACTGAGAACGACCCGGCCAGCCGTCTGGCAGCGATCGCCGCACCGCCACCCGCCACAAAGCAGCAGCCGCATCTGCTCGAGCATGAACTTCCCGACTTCCTGCACGCCCTGCAGGCCAGCACCAGCCGGCTGCCGGCGCGCACCGCTGCATGGCTTTGCCTGTGGCTAGCTGTGCGCCCTGGCATGCTGCGCTTTGCTGAATGGTCCGAGTTCGATCTGAAAGCCGGCACGTGGTCAGTGTCGGCTGACAAGATGAAAATGGACCGGGACTATATGACCCCTCTCCCTCGCCAAGCTATTGCTGCCCTGCAGGATCTGCAGAGGGTCACCGGCCGGAATCGCTGGCTGTTCCCCGGAGTTGGTCCTAAGAACCCGACCATCAGCGAGAACACCATCTGCCAGGTCTATGCAAAGGTCGGCTACAAAGGCCGCCTGGTTGGCCACGGCACACGCCACACCGCCAGCACCCTGCTGAACGAACACGACTGGCCAAAGAAACATATCGACGCCCAACTCGCGCACAAGGTCGAAGGCGTCGCCGGCGTCTATAACAAGGCCCAGTACCTTGAGCAACGCCGGGTGATGATGCAGTGGTATGTCGACTATCTTGATGCTCTGGCAGCCGGTACCGCCAAGCAGCTCAGCCGGAGGCCCTGAGCAGGCCCTTGCCATGCCCCGCCAGCGCACCGAAACTGGACTGAGGTTTTTGGGAGACACCCCATGCTTCAAGTCTGGATCGGCGCCATCCTGCTGGTGCTCGGCATGTTCATGCTGCTGGCAAATCCTGTTGCCGGCGGCGTGCTGATCGGCATTGGCTATCTGCTTTACAAAAACACCAGCAAGGCCACACGCGCCGCGGCAGAGTCCACGTTCTGGGGCATCTGCCTGCTGTGTGGCGCGATCGTCGGCGCAGTGGCCTTCATTGGCCTGGTCTGATCAGAAATCCCCACCCGCCAGCTTCACGATCCTTTCCGCAATCTGATTCGACTGCCGCTGCAGCGCATCCAGGCGCTGCCGCTTCTGCTCTGGCGTCATGCGGGTGTCGCGATACACAGCATCCATCTGATTGCGCACGTTGCCCAGTTGCTTGCGGGCGAAGCCCAACGCCGGCCGGTGGCGCAGTTTCTCGCGGTTCGCCGCCATCAGTTGCTCGGCCGCGTCGACGCGCCCCTCTTCCCGGTATGACTTGATGGTGCGGTGCAGTTGGTCGGCCTCGCGCATCATGTCGTAGAACTCAGACTGGTACTTGGTGCTGCGCGGCGAATCGCCCTGGTAGATCACTTTCAGTATAGGGATATCGCCGCTACGGCTGGCCGGGCGCTCTGCGTCGCTCAGGCTGTTGGCCACCAGGCTCGACATATCCAGCACGTACTGGCCGAGTGTGCCGGTGTAGGCTGCGATCAGGTGGTCGACCTGCTTGGGCGAGAGCCCGGCGATCGGCCCGGTCACCTGGCCCAGCGCGCGACCGATGGCGCTGGTGCGCTCGTCGTAGCGCGCTTCAGGCAGTTTCCCCTCGTCGCTCATATCCTCGATCGGCGAGTCGCGGAAGAAGTTGCGGTTGGCCTGCAGCTCGCGAATCGGCTGGTAGAACTGCGGTACCGGGTTAAAGGCCAGGGTGTCGAAGACGCCACGCGATACCGCCTTGGCCAGGTCGCCGCCGTCCTGGGTACCGGTGAGTGCATGCAGGATGCGCTCGGGCACTGTACCGAAGATCAGGCCCAACTCGAACGGCTTGGGAATGCGGAAGTGCTCGTCGCCCAGAAAGATATGCCAGTGCATGTCTTTGTCCCAATCCATCAGCGCCTGGTACCGCTCGTCATCATCGTTCAGGCCAGCCAGCATCAGCGAGAAGAGCGCGATATACCCGCCTTTCATGGCCACTTCCTTGGCCAGCAGGGTCTTGTCGCCCTTCACCGCCCGGCCGAGCTTGTACAGGCCCTGCAGGCGCGCATTCAGGAACGGCACCACGTCGGTGAACCACTGCGCCGCGGCGAAGTTGCCACGCAGGCTGTAGTCCATCAGATCCTTCGCCTCGAAGCTGGCCTGGCGGCGTGACTTGCCGGCGGCGATCGCGGCTTTATAGGTGCTCAGCCGGTTGGCGTTCTCGACCTTGTCGCCCAGTTCCCGGTACTTCTGCCAGCCCTTGCCGATCATGGCAGCGGCCTTGGCGGGAGTGTTCACCAAGCTACCCAGGTATGCGTCCTGCTGCGTGCGGGTGAAACCCTTCTTCTCCAGCGCGCGGCGGATGATCTGCGCCGAGGCCTCTGGGTCAGCCCCGTGCACGTAGCCACCTTGGAAACTGCCGCCGGCAAACATCAGGTCACGGTAATCCTGATCCTCGCGCAGGGCGTCGCGCATACCCTTGAGCGAGTCCTTGCCCAGCGTGAAGCCGTCTTTGTTGATCACCCAGGCATGCGCAGCGTCACGGATGAAGTTGCGCAGGATGAAGTCAGGCGACGCGGTAACGCCCGTGGTGAGGATCCGCTTGAAGGTTCGGCCGATCTTGGTGATCGGGTCATTGAACACGCTGCCTTCCATGAACTTCAGGCCGCGCAGCAGGCTCTCGTCGTTCACACGGTAGTACTCGCTCTTGCCGTCACGCTGCACCCGCACGATATCATGGTCAGTCGGTGCAACGCGGGTCCACAGCTTCTCGAAGCCCTCGCTTTCAGGCTTCATCAGCTGGTTTAACACTTTGATGACGTTGGAGCCGGCCGGCAGGTCCAGCAGATCGGCGGCCAGCGCCAGGGCCTTGCGATCCTTGCGGATCTGCTGGGCGATCTGGTCGCGGCTGATCAGCACTTGCTGCCAGCGCGGGCTCTCGTCGGTCAGATAGTCACTGCCCTGCAGGTTATCCACCACCTCCAGCAGTGCCTTGTTCTTCATCGCCGCGTCGATGCGCTTGGTCCAGCCGGCCAGCATGTTGGCCAGCAGGTCGTTGGTCGGCAGCGTGCCGCCCTTCAGCGCCTTGATTGCCGCGGTCTGGTGAGATAGACCGCGCTTGCTACGCGGTGCAGTGAAGATGCCTTCGCTTTCGTCCTGGCGGTAGAACGGCACGTAGTAATCCGTCAGCCACTTCGCCCGGGCGTCCTGATCGATCAGGCCGGCTTCTTGTGCCAGGTCGAGAACAGCATCGTTCACTTGGGCATATTCGCGATACACCTTCTCGAAGAGCTCTTCCTTGCCCTGCCCCATGGCCACCAGTTCGGCAATCTCGGTATCGGTCAGGTTGTTCTCGCGCCCCTGAGCCTTGAGCAACTGGGCGCGCTTGCCGCCCAACCATGCGAGCCAAGGCGTCAGGTTGTCCGCGCCGAGGTCGCCCAGGATCTCCAGCACGCCGCGGGTACCGGCCTTGCCGGACACGATACCGTCGCGCCATTCCGGCGCCGCGTAGTGCAGCACACCATGCATCACGTCGGCGATGCCACTGGCCATGCGAGCCGACACATAGCCCTGCTGGTTAACGTCCGTGACGCCCACCGCCTCTTCGGCACGCCGGATGCCGGCCAGGCCATCGAAGATTCCTTCCTCGCTGCGCACAGACCAGTCTTTCAGCTTCGCCTGCAGGCTACCCAGTGTCAGGTTGCGCACCTGATCCAGCAGGTTCTGTGCCTCACTGCCAGCCAGCCCCAGCTTGCGCAGCGCCTCGGTATCACGCTGGCTGGCACGGGAATAGCGAATGTCCGGGTCGATCTCGTCGAATGCCCCAGTATTGTTCGTTGCCGACTTCACCTGGCTGTTGTAGAAGGCGACCCAGGTACCGGTATCGCCCAACTGAATACCGTCATACCCTTCGCGCTCGAGCTTCTGCCGCATCTCGATGGCAGCCTGCGGCGTATCGATCGCCTGCGAGTCGGCAACGCTCATGCGGTAAGGGTTCTTGATCGACGCGAACAGCGGCATCACCGAGGCGCTACCGGGAGAACCACCGGACACGTTCTCAGCGTGACCACGGGCATGCTGCTGGTCAGCAGTCAGGAAAATGCCCAGCGGGGCGATGCTATGCCCAGTGGACTCGCCTGCCCGCGCCTGATCGAACACCGAGAACTCGTTCGGCGAACCATGATAGACAACGAGCGGTTCGCCATTACCGTCTGTCAGTTTGGACACATCGCCCGGGTTGACGCGCTCCAGCGGTCGGCGTACAAAGTCGGTGACCCCGGTATGGGCCGATGTGGCGCGTTCCCCAGCAATGGGGGTATCCCGCGGAGATACTGCCGGGGTTTCTTCCCTCCCCTCCCTGATCTCTGGATCTACAAGCATCGCGTTATAGAACTGCGCGCTGCCATCCTTCAGCCTCTGCACAGTAAAAATTGCAACAAGCTCAGTGTCGGCAACACTAACTTTGGCCAGCAGTTTCTCAAACGCGGCAACGTTCGGTTCTGCAGATGGATCCTTGGGCGCCCTTGACGACGAATAGACCGCTCGCTTGAAAGCGCTTCGCAGGTCTTCGGCCATCAGCAATTTCGCGGGATCAGCACCTTCACTTATAAACTTGTTGACGCCTTTGTTTCGGCTGATGCTCACCTCGCCGATATCGTCATTCATCAACGGAACACGACTTTTAACGATGGCGTCCAGCGCCTGCTTCGCCTTTGCGCGCAGTTCCTTGATGCTCAGATTGCGCCAGCCATCGGGAACCCTGATCCTGACCGGCGACAGATTCGCCAGGCGAGCTTCCGCAGCCACAGCCTGCCAGTCACCGAACCAGCGCTTGAAGTTCTCGCCGCGGGCCTGATGCCACTGCTTCTGCGTCAGTTTCGACGGCTTCCCGTTTGGCGCCAGCAGGCGACCTTGCTCGTCGACGATCTCAGCGCCCATGCCTGAGCGTCCATCACGCGAGAACGCCTCCCGAGTACCAGCACGGCGCCGGCCGTTCTCGATATAGGCCCGGGCATTGGCCAGCAGCCCCTGAATATCACCCTCGGTCCAACGCATGTTGAAGCCGATCGAGCGCAGCGCGTTGCGCATGGCGGTCACCAGGCGCGGCCAGAACGCTTGCTGCTGGATGCTGCCGGTACCAGCCATATCAGCCAGCACTTCCTCCATGGCCACGGCCGGCTTGTAATTGAACCGGCGCACCAAGGCGTCAGCCTGCGACTTCATGTCGGCATTGCCGTTGTAGATGCTCATGAGCAGCGGCGTCAGGCGCTGGCCATAGGCGCCCTGCAGGCCGGCGTGACCCAGCACCTCATGCTGCAGCACGAACGCCGCATGCCGGGCGTCGCGCAGATTGTCGGCAACCAGATACACCTGGCCATCGGCGAAGATGCCTTCGACGTCGAAAGCACCATCGCGCTCGACCTGGCGGCGCTGACGGTCTGGCAGATCCTTGATCGACTGCACCACCTTCACATCCGGCGCGTTCTGCCAGGCGCCAGTCAGCACCTTCATAGCAATGCGCAGTTGGCCAGCACGGGCGCCCTGGCCTTGTTCTGGAGCACGGCGGTAGCTGTTGCGCGAGTACATGACCACCGCACCGTCATCATCAACGCGGGTTTGTACGGTGGAAAACAGCTTGTCGAACGCATCACTGACCGGCCCCTGCTCGTCAGGGGTCAGATACGGGTACCGATCAGCAGAACGGACAAACTGTTCCAGAGTGCGGACATTCGCCAGGTAGTCGTTGCGATACCCCTGGTCGGCCAGCTTGGCAATCACATAGGTTTCAAATGCCCGGGCGCCGCGCTCGATAATCTGCGACCAGTATGCATCCGGCGACTTGTCCAGATTGGCAGACCTGCGCGCCATGGGCGACTGATCCAGCACGTCGACCAGTTCAGCGAAAGCACGCTCTACCTCTGGCCGCACACCAGTAGGATGACGTGGATCGACCTGCCAGTTATCCGGATTGAAGTACTCGGCATCTGGGTTTTGCTCGCGGTAGCGCTGCAGTTTGGCCAGGGACATAGGCGAACTACGTTGCGTCTTGTGGACGTACAGCGGTTCCGGTCGGTAGGTAATGAAGTTGTTATTGCGGTACGCCTGCTGGGCATTGACGCCCCGCTCCATCGGCACCTCACCGCCACGCTGGCGAGCAAAGTAGTTATCAAGCGCATGGAACCATTCATGCGCAAGCGATCCAGCGCCTCGCGTCTTGGTCATATTGATGACGATATTGCTCGGCTCGAAATGCGCACTGGCACGGCCACGACCACGCGAACCGAAGCCGATACCGAGACGCCCGCCAAGGCTCAATGCCTTTGGCGGCACACCTACCACCTCAGCCAGATCCATGAACGAATCGTAGGCCTGATTCAGCAGCCCCTGCCGATCAGCACCACCAGCGCCCTGCGAAACCCAGTTGCCGAACTCGACGCCACGGAAGCCGAACACTTCAAGGAACTGCTCAGGCGTGATATCGGCGCCGTTCCGGTAATTGCGCCCGGTACGCTCGTCGTTGGTATCGCGGCGCATGTCGGCCTTGGTGACGTTGTCGCGGTTCTTTACGGCATCCCAAGCAGTGACCAACTCACCGTGCTGGTCTGCCAGGAAAGCGCGCGCAGCCTTAGCATCGCCGAAGGTCTTCAGTCGACGCATCTCTTTGTCCCCGTCCTTGGCAATGAACACCTCGCCAGAACTGCGATCGGTGTAGATGGAGAACTTCATGCGCGACTCTGGAGCCGAGCCCAGATTGATCGCAGAGCGGATATCGGAGAGAGCGTCGGCGACATTCTTCTTTCCGAAGAAGTGCTTCCTGCTGCCGTCGATCTCTACCTCGACCCACGAACCGGGCACCATGGTGCCGCCATCGTTGTACTTGCCGCTGGCGACGCCTACTCGGCCGATACGCCCCCACTGGCCACGGTCAATCCCCATCAGCAATTCGATCTTGTCGGCGATCGGACGCAAGCCAGGGCTGAATTCGCGCATCTTCGGCACAGTTGCATCAGCACCAATGTCTGCAAGGTTCTTCAGAATCTCGCGCGCTGCCTTCACCTTGTCGACCCAGACGCGCACCTTGTACGGGACGCGAGGCTTGGCAGGAATAATGTCCCGCACAACCTGATATGACGCGGCGTGAAACTGATCCTTGATGCGGTTGATCTCGTCCTTCGGCCAAAGCTGGCTCAGGGTGCTGTTGGCGATAGCAGCATCATCCATGCTATCCAGGCGCTCGCGCACCCCGCGCAGTTCGTCCTTCCTGGCACCGCCAAGCTTCTCGCCGGCGTCTTCTATGACTTTAGGCTGACTGCTTGCCGCAGGCGCCTGAACTGGAGAGGCCTGCGCCTCGCTCTCGGCACCGTACTCTTCCCGCAGCGCCTCCCAGGCCTGGCGGTTCACGCCCTCCGGGCTGTCGCTGTTCAGTTCGTTGTACTGCTCGAAGGTGATGCCGGCCGAGGCGCGGTCTACGTCAGCCTCGTATTGATCCTGCAGGCGCCGAATGGCCTGGTCGTAGCCTGGCGACCCTTTCTTGATGCCGGCGGCCTTGGCCTGGCGTTCTATATAGCGCTTGCGCGGGGTCGCCAGGATCTCGGGCAGATCCTGCGCCTGGTCATTCGCTTGAGCGGGTACCGCCTCTTCACTGGCCGCTGGTTGATCAGCAGCAGGCTGCTCGCTCAGTGCACGCTGTCCGTAGGCGGCCGGTGATGCGTTCTCGCTGGCTGCTGGCTTGACCTGCTCGATTTTATTCTGTATCGGGCGCACAACATAGCTGGCAATATCGACAGGCTCAGAAACCATTTCACCAAACTCACGGCGTGCATCTTCCTCGCCAAGTTGGCGGAAACCAGTCCGAACAATCTCAACGTCATCAGAGCGCAGCAATACTTCAGACTCTGCAGCATTACCCTCGTATATAGGAACAATGCCAACTCCTGGCTCCACGTTGATCTCTTGCAGTTCAAACTGGCCGCTGCTGAAGCCGCCAAAGGAAATTGCGTGCTTTCGGTCGGTAGTTGTCGGGATAAGCGGGCGCTCTGCAAAGCGGGTTGCGCGCTCATTCAGGGCATCAGTATTGCTGTTAGACTGGCGGCCATTTGCGCGATACAGGGTAATCGCATTCTTGGTGCGGTTGGAGTCGGCCGCGCCCATCAGCGTAGCGGATAGGCCGGCAGGCATATCAAATGCCTCCCTGCCTTTCGCGTCGTTGTAGTCGCGAACGGCTGCGCGCTGCTCTTCACTCAAAAAAACGGACTTTGCTAGATCCTCAAACGAAATATCCGGCCGTTCAGCCAAAACGGGCTCTCGCGCCACGTTATCTGCCGCATCTGGCACAGCAGGCGTATCGCCTGCGGCTCGGTCATTAACAGGCCCTGGCCGACTATCAGCACCCTGCACCTCCTGAGACGCCTGATCAGTGAACGAACTGGGGAACTCACGCGCCAGCGGCAGCAGCTCGGCCATCGGCGCATTGAGGCGGATAACCTTCACATCGCCGCCGGCCTCGCGTTGCGCCAGCCATTGGTGATGGCCATCGAGAACATAGCCATCGCCGGACACCAGAATGGAGCGCTCGGTACCTTCCCGTGCAGCGGCACGCCCTACCCGCTCCGGGCTGAACTCAGCTTGGGTCGGGCGCAGGCTGCGAGCAGGCACGGTCTGCTCTTCATGAGTGACGCCGCGGGCGTTCATGAAATTAACCATGGCCCCGCGATGGTCAGCGCGAATCTGCGGCATGTCCGCGCGCGGCACGCCAAGGCTGCCGGACTGTTGGTTGAATCCGACCCAGCCACTACCGAGATCGTCACCCTGCAGGTCACGCGCGAAAGTCACGCTGCTGTCACGGCCATTGTCACGTGACATGTCCGTGACAGGTCGCCGTCCTACCGGCGCTTGCCGTTCCATGCCAGGCCCACCAATAGGCCGCACCTGCGCACCAGGCTCAACGAAAGGCGCAGTCGCACCGCGCTGCGCATTACCCTGGCTGTCCACCACCATGGTGCTAGGCGCCGGCAGGCCGAGCGGCGCAGGCGGTGGCACCGGCTCACGCGGCACAGCAACCGCCCATCCGCCCTCATGCGGGACGATGATCGGGCTTTCACCCTCGCGCTGCAGTTGGTTGAACAGGCCAAGTAGGCGCACGTCTCGTTCACCACGGAATGGGCGCCCGTTCTTCTGCACGCGGATTTCGAAGTTTGGATCGCCGGCCACGGGTGTGGGCTGCACCTGCTCGACCGACATAGGCCCAGTGTCCGACTCGACCGTCGGCAGCGGAAGCGGCTGCTCGATCTGCTCCACCTGTTGCGGGCCAGTGTCCGACTCAACAGTGGCCAGCGGCGGCTGCTCCGGCAGTTCGTCGACCTGCGGCACCAGTTCATCCAGGCCGCGAGCGTCCTGCGGGTCGAAACCCTGCTGCGCCCAGGTGTCGAGTTGCCGCCGTGCAGCGGCAAGGGCCTCTGCCTCTGGCACCTCCACCATCGTCTGCAGGTCTTGGTCATAGCGGAAGAATCGCAGATTGCCGTTCTCGTCCAGATCGGCCGGGAACAGCTCCTGAGCAATCGCCAGTTGCTGGCTGATCGGCTCGTATCGGCCACCAGGCTGGGTGTCAGGCGCACCACTGAGCATCGACTGACGCACGGCATCCTGCACCGGGGTCTGGCTTCCAGTGGGAGCGCCGTCGACGGCAGTGGCAGCAGCGGCAGACAGCGGGCCAGCAGCAGGGTCCAGCCCCATCTGCTCAGACGGGCGGCGTGCAACGTTGACCGCGCCGCCAATCGCAGAGCCCGCCAGCGTGCCTTCCACTGCAGCGCGCGGCACACCCTCCATCAGCGGCTTCTGCTCGGCCCAGTTCTGCAGCATCTGCTCTTGAACGGACTGCGGCAGCTCTTCCAGCACGCCCTCGGTCAGCGCGCCGCCGGCAACACGCCGAGCAAGACCGGGCGTTTGGCCAGCCACCTGGCCGACACCACCAGCCAGCGCACTCTCGACGTCGATCAAGCCCATGCGCTGCGCAAGCCGCGCACCGAAGCCGCTCAACGCAGCGCCAGCCACACCAGCGCCCGCGGAAGCCGCAGCAGCGCGCCGCGGGTCGACCTCGCGATCGATCTGGTCCATAGTGCCGCCGGCGATCACGGCGCCCTCACCACCAGCGCCAGCAACAATGGCTTGCCGCGCGGCCTGGCCAGCAGTCGCTGGACTCGCGATCAGTCCAGCAGCACGCCCACCGACCAGCGCACCGCGACCAATGGCACCACCCGCCAACATCTGCGGCAGCGATTCAGCCACCAGGCCAGCAACGTTGCCAGGATTGCTCGCGTAGGCGCCGGCGATATCCAGCGCATCGCCCTCTTCCCAGGCCTGCTCAATCTCAGCGGTACCTTGCTGGCGTTGCGGGCTGTATTCCTGCCGAGCCTCTTCCTGCCACTTGCTCGGCTGGAAGCCAGTCGCCTCGCCGATCTTGTCGGCAGTCTCGTCGACGACACGTCGGCCAGTGAGCGCACCGACACCTACGTCGGCCAGGCCAGTGACGACGCCTGGTAGCTGCTGCACGCCGCGCTTGAGGTCGGTACCCAGGTCGCCGAGAAGAGATTTGTTCTGCTCAGCGGGTTTGTCAGTCGCCGGAGCCCCGTCGAACTGATCAAAGAAGTTGCCAGATCCCGAACTGCCAGAATCAGCAGCATCGAACTGGTCAAAGAAGTTTGCCATCCCGCCCTCCAAAGAAAATCCCGCCATAGCGGGAGTTTCAGAGGTCCGGCGATTGCGGCCTAACCCTACAGGGGGTTACCGATTGCGCACGGCATGTCATAGGGCTATAACGCCAGGATGAAGAAGCTGATCATCACCACCGCACTTCTGGCCACCTCCAGCCTTGCCAATGCTGGAGACTTCGCCACCTGCCTACTGGATAGCCTGCCTGGACTAGAAAATGACCTTGCGGCATCAGCCGCCGTGACCGTCTGCAAGACTGAGCACCCAGGCGGTCTTGAGTCCGTACCGGCCGGATCAGGTCGGGGTATGCTGTCGTTCAAGTCAGGCGCCGAGTGCGCCCTGAACAAGTCAGGGAACACCAGAAGCCGGGATGCGGCCTACATGATCAGGGCAGCCTGCAACAGGCTTTACGACGAACCCAACTTCTTCGATCAGTTCGACGGCTCTTAACCCGCCTGACCGCCAAGGATTCTCGCCGCTGCCCCCTGCCCGTACTTCTGATCAAACTCAGCAGCTCGGCTTGGATTTGAGCGCAGGGCCTGCACGGCCGATGCTGGCGGCGCCGCGACTTGGGTGCTAGCCGTAGATACGGGCTGACCGGTTGTCACGTCGATAACCTGCTTGCCAACGATAGGCCTTCCCATTTCATCCCGATCCAGAATCACATCCTGCGTGATGTAGCGATCCTTCGCCTGCGTGGCCAGGACGTTGTAAGCCTGCCGTGCCGCATTGCGTTGCTCTTCACTGATGTTCGGATCAGATATCTGCGCGCGCAATTGCTCGAGGCGCTGGCGATCCTGCATACCCAGGTTACCCTCGGCGATCTGCTGTTGCAGGCGCTGTTGGTTCAGTTGTTCGGTGCCCATGCGCTGAACTTCCGCGCCACGACGAACTGAAGCATCTGCGGACTCGTTCTGCAGGCGCTGCTGCATGGCATCCAACCTGGTGTTCTGGATTTCAGCCAGGGTTGGAGCTCGCGAACTGTCGCGAACTACGGTCACACGACCGCCTCCCTCGCCGATCTGACCGCGCCGGCTTTCCTGAATCGTCTGCGCACGGATATCGTTGGCACGCCCAAATCGATCAAGAGCCAGTTGCGAATCGCCCGGCTGGCCAACCGAAAGCGTGCCGCGGCCGTTTCCAACAGCGCCGACTGGGCTGCTACTCTCTGCCCCGGCTACAACGGCCTGGTCGTTGGTAAACTCTGGCACACCACTGCCATCGACTCGTCCGGCAATCCCATCGCCTGCCTGGCTCCAGTTGGCACTGGTACGCCCAGGCATGCCAAGGCGCGGCTGTTCGGTCTGTACCTGCTCAGCTTGCGGGCGCGGCATTCCAAGGCGCGGCTGCTCTGCCGGCTGCTCCTGGCGCGGCTGCACACCAAGCGCGCTACGCGCGGCCTCAGCCACGCCTGAAAGGGCGCCGCCGACGCGATCCACACCAGCCTGGAACTGGCCAACTGCCTCGTCACGGTAGCGGGTAGAGCCACCAGGCAGAGTTGCCGGGTCACCACCGGCAATGTAGGCCGCAGCATTGCGAATAGCGTCTTGGCCAGCAGCAATCGGGGTACGTACAGCGCCGGCCACCGCCTGGGCTGCGCCAAGCGGAACGTCCAGCGCACGGGACCCGGCCGAAGAGGCTTGCCCGGCAGACTGACGGGTAGGCATGCCGAGGCGTGGCTGCTCTGGCTGCATCAGGGTGGTGGTCGGCATGCGCACGCCGAAGCCACGGCGCGGCTCCTCCTCGACCAATCCGCCATCGGCGTATCCCCTCACCGGCTCTTGCGCTTCGTCCGCCGCTACGCTTCCGGCAACACTTGCTCCAGTTCCAAGTGCAGTCTTACCAAGCGAAGGAACTGCCCCTGCTGCGGTTTTCAGCGTTGGCGCAACAGCCCTTACTGCACCGAAGATTGGCACGCTCTGCAGTGCAGCCACCCCCATTCCAGGCAAGTCACCAGAACCAGCAGCATCGTGCATAGCACCCAAAGCAGAGCCGAAGCCGGTCATAGGGTTAAGCGCTCGAGTACCGCGCTCCAGCAAGGTCGGATTACCCGCCTCAAAGTTCGCGTTACTTTCTGACCAGTACTCGCCAACTCCATCCAATGGATTTAAGGCCACTCCACCATCAGCAAAGAACTGGCGAGGCCCGTCCGCCTGCTGCCCTTTCGCCGCAGCCATCACTGCCTTGGTCAGGCCGAAGCCCTTCTGTTGGTGAGTGGCGTTCTTCAGTTGGTCGAGTACCACAGCGCCCAGCGCATGCACGTCCTGGGGTGGCATTTCGTACTCACCATTGCTGACGGCAACCGGCACCTGCTTTCCAGGCATACCTAGACGCGGCTGCTCCTGAGCCGGAGCCCCCTGGCCATTACGCCCAGGCATGCCCAGACCAAGCTGAGCCGTGGTGTCGGCCGGCAGAATGTAAGTCCCTTCCGGAACGTCCTTCTTGATCGAATCGGACGTGCCAGTACCAGGCCCTTCGATCAATCCGCCATTGGCGGCATGCTTGCGCTTGGGAAGCCCGTACATTGCCTATCTCCCATTGATGATGCTGAATTGTTCACCCCAGTTGCCAATCCAGCCAAACCCTACAGGGGGCCTACGCCAACTCACTGGCATAGATGTAGTCCGTCCAGAACGTATCCCTTGGCGGCGCAGGCGCGAGCGGGCCGAAGCCGAGCCCGTCAACGAACAGGCCGATCGGGTGGTCTTCTTGAGCCACCTGGTTCTGCACAAGCAGGCCACCCACACTGATAGAGAATGCGATCTGCGACACCCGTAGAGTTGGGTCTGGAATATTCAATGCACGACACGTCATCACCTGCCCCGCTTCACGCACTGCAGGTTCCAGCGTACTCGCCCAGGAATGAGCCGTACCGTCTATGCCACGCATGTAGAGAAGGGTTGCGGACAGAAATCCGCCACTGTCGACACCGGTAAACGGAGGCGTTGGGCCTGGCACCGGAACTGGCATCGCGCTCATTTCCGCGAACGGCACAACCGGTGTCAGCACAGGCGTCGGGTTGAATCGCATGAACACAAAACCACCAAGCGCCTCACCAACCGCAGCCGGACGCTGAGCGTCTTCGAACTGGATTACGTGTACGGTGCCGTTGTTCTGCACGAACAAACCCATGCTCTGGAAGGTAACGATCATCCCTTGCGTGAAGTAGATGGGCCGAGGGTCCCATGATCCGCCATGAGGCACATTAATTGAGTAGATCGAGTCACCCGTAGCCGAGCCGTACAATGACTCAACGACGTCAACTCTGCGCACCCCTGGCGATACCTCCTGCCAGTCCATCACCACTAAATAGGCTCGATCTGCAATGAGAAGCGCGCCGATCTTGTTGGAAAACTCATAGTTCGGGTTGTTATTCCAACCGAACACAAAATCAACGATATCGCCCTGCCCTACGATATCCGGCTGGTACGAGAGCCCTGTCAAAGTCAACAAACTGCGAGCGTTGATGATCGTGTTCATGATCAGCCTCCTGCATTCAGGTCAGCGATCAGCGCAGCTTGCGAGGTTGCCGCACCGGTTGCCACATCACCAAAAGCACGCACAGCGTTTCCGAGCGCGGATGCCGCCTGGTTGTTCCCGGCAGCGGCGATCTTGTTCTGATCTGACTGCAAGGCGCCACCCAGTTTCGCCTGGGCTGCGCGCAGTCGTAGCTCTTCAAATCCCAACTCGACGTTGTAGTAGCTGGAAAGCGAGCTCTGAAGCGATGCATAGGCGGAAACCTTGGCCCGCGCCATATCGATATCCCGCTGCGGCAGAGAAATCCATTGCTGATAGAAGCTGGCCAGCGACTGCATAATGCCAAGCTTCAGGCTGGCTGCCTCTCGCACTGCAAACTGCAGCAGGTTCAGCTTTATCTCCGAGACGCGGATCATTTCAGTGCGGTTCACGTCCGCCAGCGCATCGGCAGTTCGCTGGTCAAGTTCGATCAGCGCGCCAACCATGGCGCCAGGAGGAAGTTGGAATCCCCGGCCGCTGAACTCAGCACGGATCTGCCGAGTAGCACTTTCGCGCTCGCGGCCTGCCTGGTCGCGGGCCTGATGCCAGATAGTTTCGAAAATCGCCTGGCTGTCCGCGAACGGCTCGCCACCATTGAGGATCTTGCCCAACCATTGCTCTGGTGAGTCACCGAGTGCGCTCTGCAGATTTGGGAAGTACTTCTGCAGCCATGCCTCCGTTTCACCATTCAAGAAGCGAATGGTCGATCCAGATGTGTCGGACGGCAGCAGATCACCGAAGCTCTGCGGCTTCTCCATCGCCGGCTTGTTGAAACTGAACGACAGAGACTGGTTGCCGACGTTGCCCGGGTATACGTTGCTGATGCGCCCCGCCAATGCGCGCGCCGTAGATAGCGTGCTGTTGATCGTTGCGCTGTTCAGGTCAATCAGGCTGTCAAGGGTTGCCATTATTGCCTCCGAATATCTCGCCGTACCGTGGCGACCAGATAGTTGATCCCAGGTAGTAAGCTCCGTGTGATGCACCACTTGCGGTCAAGTGCTCGAGGAAGTTCCCGCCACCGTCAACTGTCATGTAGGTGTACGGTGTAGGGTCGCCCCAGTACGAAACCAGAGCACAATAGGGTCGACCGTCATCCGTTTCTCGCTGGTAGCAGGTCAACCCTGGCAATGCCTGCTGTATTGCCGAGCCACCGCCTTGGCTCGGGTCGAGCGTTGCCACAACGGAAATTCCCGCAGGCTCAATCCTGATCAGCTTCACGGGCGGGTTTACCGTCAGGCCTGGATGGGAGAAAGCCGAAGCCAGCAATGCATCATCGGCAATTCGCGTAACCAGCTTGCCGATGCGCACCGGAAAGCTCGCCGGAGATATGACCTGGCCTGCACTCCAGCGATAAAGCATCGACGCACCAAGCGCGCCTACTGTCGAGCTCGTAATCAGGGCAGTGCCACCGGCAAGCGAGAGTTCTGACAAAGGCTCAGCGCCCTGGTATGTACCGAAATCGTTGATAGCAGGCCCAAACCATCGCACGCCATCGCGACTCAGCACGGTGCTATACAGGAAAGCCGATGCCCCACTTGCCAGGTGCTCTGCATCCTGCACTGTCCAGTACCTGCAAACGCCCGGGCTTGCCCCGTATGCCGCATACGCAGCACTAGACTCAGGCGCCACTACGTCAGCCAGCATGAGCTCAACGGCCACTCCTGGCGATTCCTCCAGAGTATTCGACACAGTGGCTACGGCCACAGCCGTCTGCTGATACATCACAGGCCCGGCTTCTTGCCGTCCGAACATAGCGTCGAAATAAACCGCCATGCTGTTGCCATCTTCACTGAACGCCGCAGCCAGGTGGCGCACAGAGTTCTGCGTATAGCCACTGACCGTTACCGGATAAGGCGGATCTACCTCGGCCGCACCAATCCAGTCTTCAAGCCACTCTTCTGCTGACAGCTCTGGAAAATCGATATCATCGAACCGTATCAGGTGGTACCAATCCCAGAATGGCAGTCCCTCTTCATCGAATCCGATTCTTACGATCAGAATGCCACCCACACCGGCATCCTCGCGCCATTCGGCCGGCACTGCTGGCTGAGCGCTTTTCACCACACACAGAGCGGCCAGAATCGCGCCTTCGACCCACCTGCAGTAGCCGAAAGGAACCTGCGGCAACGTCACCGATGCCGAGGGCAGCGCAGCCACCCTCGGCGCGATACGGAAGCCGCCAGTGCGATCAGCAATGCAGTTCTCGGAAATGAACACACGCTTGCCACCATCAGGGTAGCGCTGCCGAAGCGATATCTGATAGCCGAACATAGCGGAATCAGGGATACCATAGGGCAGGTATGGCGTCGGCTGCGAAGCGATAACCTCAACCCTGGATATCCCCTCTGGTGTTTCTTTCGGCGGCGATGACCAGGTGAGTAGCGCGCCCGTCAACCCATCTTCAAGGTGCCCATCTGCAGACAGCAGCGATTCCAACGTAGGGATCTGATGATCGAGGCTGGTTTTGTCGATGCTCTTCTCGACTGCGTCGAACCGGTTCGAGTAATGATCACGCGGCAGGGTCACCAAGAACCGCTCCGAGACTGCACCCGATACACCACTGTTGAACGGATCCAAAAAGAAACCAACCATGCCAGCAGGGTCGATAACCCTCACCACGGCACGCGGCCCTATGCGAACGCCCCTGACGATGAAGCCATCCAACGATTGCACCTTCGCCTGGGCACCACCGTCGGCGTCTTTTTTGAGCATGAGCATCTTGAGGCCCATGGCCATTGCCTGACGCCGCAGCCACCCACCAGACCGGCTCATAAGCTGCACGGCAACCTTCATCGCCTGAAGCCCAGCCGTCGCTGGCTGGCCCCCACTTCAAATTCCATGCTGTCGACGGTGGCATAGGTGGCGTCAACCAGTTCGAGCTGGACATTCCATTGCCGTGCACTCACGCCTTTCGCGAGCACCGCGCGTCCGATATCGCCCCTGGTCATGATCCGGTAAACGCGATCGATACCGTCGGTGCTGAAACGCAGATATACCTCGCCATCAGTGCGCAGCCCAACGTGAGCCATATTCATGCGTTTCTGCTGACTGGTACCGAAATCCATCGTGCCCAGATCAAGGATTGCCCGCTCGACCGGCGAAGTCCCAAGCCGGTAAATGCCATCCTTCTTGGCAGCCCACAGCTCACCACCGGCCAGCGCGAAGTGGCTGAAATCGTATCCCTCATACTCAGACAACGCACCAGTGAGGATATCGACCGCATACGAAACCGCCGCGCGCCGAGCGCTGTAAACGGCGTCGTCATAGCGCACCCTGTCCGAAACGCTGATAGCCATCTCGCCAACTAGTGAAAGCGCATCCTGCAGAGCGATTGCGTCAATCACCTGCTCATTAGCCACCACGACGATCTGAGCACTACTCGAGACTTCCAGGCCATCAGTAACGACGATGACCAGCGGAACATCGGCGATCATGCTGTCGAGCAGATACAGGCGATCTACCGGTATGAGGTGGCTATCGCTGTCAGCTCGCTCCCAAGCGCCGCAGATGTAGCGGCTGGGCCACGATCCGCCACCAGCTGCATAGGGCCTATCAGCGCTGAGCCCTTTGATACCGGGCATCACCGCGTCCAGTCCGCCAACAGAACCGACTAGCAGGAGGCCTGTCGATGCTGGAAGAGGAATACGCCCACCGCCCGACTGCAGCACCAACTCACCATCAGTACCGCCAGCATCAAGAGTGGATGCCGGAATCCTGCCCCCGCCCGCCGAATACGGCTTATCCGAGGCAAATAGCGTCGGCGCAGGGACACGCAACGATGCCGCCACGGTCGCCCGCATCCTTGCATTGAGACGCGGCACCGGGATACGACCGACCAATTGTGCAAGCTCATAATCGCCGGCAGTTGCCAGCATGGCCGGCAGGCGCAGATCCGCACCACCACCACTGACGACCTCGATAGATGGCGCAAACACGTAGTCAGCAGCGGTACGCAATACCGCCTCGCCGTACATGGGGCTGAACGGTGTCTTGCTGCTTTCGAACACCTGTTGGCCGTCGATGAAGTACCCGATTCTCCCACCTGAGCACTGGACCTTTACGGTGTGCTGCTCGCTGGAAAGCTCTCCGGTATCGAATACGACCTCACCAGCCTCAACGACGGATACAGTCAGCCCCCGCTGGAACAGGAAGCCGAATGCAATGTGGTTCAAGCTTCTCACCGGTCGACCGTCTGACAGGCCAACTACCACGCCAAACACGCCGGCCGGCACGGTTACGGTGAACGAACCATCGCCCTCAATCGCGCGCTTGCTACGCGCACCTCCGTTCCATCCGTTGTCCGGTACCGACACCGTCTTTCCTGGCACGGCAGGAACCATTGGCTTTCCTGGGAAGCACTGCTGCACCAGTACGTACTGAGTACGTTGCTGAGACAGCTTAACCGGGTACTTTTGGTTGACAGCAAAGCCGGCTGCGTCGATGTAGACGAGAGTGATGGTTTGGCCATTTCCAGAGAAAAGGATTTTTCTATCGCTGTCGACGGGCAGCGGCTGATAGGTGCTGATGCAGTAAGGCGGCACCGCCGGACTCGCTGGAGCACCACCAACGACCTGCGAACGCACCACCTTCTTGAGAAGGTTTGGCTTGGCCATCAGCTCTCAGGCATCGTCAGGTAGAAGTAATCCAGGGTCTGGGATGCGCCGATCGCCAGAGTCGGGTTGGTGACGTTAATGTCTGCCCCGGCAATGCCAACGCTACCCTGGATGCGGTACGCAGTCGGGCTAGCGCCATCAGCGTCTGCTGGCGTGACGAGGCGGAAGTGCGTCGCGGTACCTGCCGCCACAGCCACACCACTCCACACCTCGGAGAGGCTTTTGACCAGGGTTCCCCCACTTGCTTCAGCCTCGAAGGTAATGCCGGCAGTGCCTGCCTTGATCGTGACCAGCCTGGTACCGCTGATCGCTTCGTTGGGTGACGCTGGGGCAGAACCAGAATAGAAGCGGATTTCAGAACCATCGATCAGCGACTTCAGCGAGCCGGTAACCATCATCGCATTACGGAGAGCTTCGGAGTACTTGAGCATGATTTACACCAGACTGGTTGGTACGTAGGTGAGCACCGCCGTCACGTTCAGCGTGAGGCCGGCATACATGGATCGAGGGGACGGGAAGCGGACCACCGACAGCAGCAGACCGGCGTTGGAACCCTTGGCCGACTCAGTAACGAGAAAGGCACCGTAGATCAGTTGATCCTGGGTAAAGGTGAACTGAGCGCGGTTTGCTGAGTTGTCGTAGCTGCCGTTGTCGTCATACACGCGCTCCCACAGCGGCCGGGTCGCTTCCGTGTATTGCGTGAACTCGCCCAGGCTGGCGGGGATATCAGCTGCCTTGCTCTCCATGGAAGGGATGACGTTGTTCCGGAAAAGGCCGACATACAGACTGCCGATCGCCGCGACGTCTCCAAATGGAGCCTGGATTAGTACATCCAGCCCGAGCTTCGGAATCAGATTCAGTTCCGACCAGGCGTCAACGACGTTACCCTGCTGGTCGACCAGTTCGAAGTCATAGCGAAACCGTGGCTTAGCGCTCATCGGTAACCTCCAATATCCAAGAGTCAGCGACGGCAAGCCGGTTGCTTTGCACAGGCCCCCGCATAGTGGTGATGATTGATTGGCGGCCGCCATGCTCGAGCACGGCAGCAGCGCCCTGTTGCGCCAGATCCGGCGCGAACTTTCCTTGATTAACGAGCCTGATCGATCCGTCAGCCGCCCCGATGACCTGGCCAAAGCGCGAGAACCAAGCGACCGTTCCGTCCGGAAGCTCGGTTGCGCTGCCGGCCACAGCGCCGAAATCGCACACGTCCGTTGCGTTGATCGATCCGGTACCCACACCGGTAATGAACTGAGTCTTTTCGCCATAGGCCACGAACAGCGATGCAGGCCCTACGGGGGCCACCATGGCAACGGGATCAGGGAACTGAACAAAACCGCGCACCGGATCCACCAGCTGAGGCGAATAGGGTTCGGTGACGTAGATGAAGCGGCCATCAACGCCGACAAGCTGGCTCCCCATCACCGCCAGCATTGATACCGGCGGCATCGGCTTCATGCCCTCACTGACCAGTGCCTCGGCATCGTCGGCCACCACAGAGATGGTCACGGCGCTGGACGCCACAGCCTGTAGATAGAGCTGCTGCCCATCGGCAACACTGCAGTAGATCCTCGCCTCGCCAGAGCCAGCAGGGGTAAGCGTCAGCGAGCTACCAGCAGCCAGCCTGACGGTCATCACATCCGCGCCGCCTTCTAGCCCCTTGCCGTCAACAGCAGTAGCTGCAACCCGGTAGAGGCCGGCTGGCAGAGCACCACTGCCGATCGACACGGATACTGCAGGAGATTCAGCACCCCACTGATGCAGGCCGGCATCGTCGATCGCCAGGCGATCGCCGATTGTGCGCATGTAGAGCACGCCGTTGAGTTCTGCCGCTGCAACAGGCCCAGATGCAGCCACTTGGCCAAGACTCTCGGCTACGGCCTGGGAGGCACGCAGGCGCTTCACCTGGTCGCCGTCCACAACCACCAGGGCATCGCCCAAGGCAAACATGGCCCGCAGATTGTCGAAAGGGAATGCCAATTCAAACTGGGGGCGCAGTTCTGCCACGCCACCAGACGTTGGGTCTAGGTTCAGCAGCCGGCGCGCATTCCCTTCGGGCAGCCGACCGTGCGGCGCAAGATTGTTTGCGCCACCCGACCAGTTCTGAAAGCGAGCATTTTCCACAGCGGCAACCCGTGATTGGTATGCCGCGAGTATTCAAGTCAGGAGATGCTAGAGCGAACCCTACAGGGGGTCAGGGCGCCCCCTCACTTCTGTGAGGGCTACGCGATGTCACTGAGTGCGTCATGTCTAGCAATCACATTGCAGATGTCTTGATGACAGTGATCACCCATTCACCGGCAGGTACGTCATGCGCTGTCGTCGAGTTGTTCTCGATGCGAATGCGCAGACGGTTGACGGCCGTAATGCTCCAACTCCACACGCAAGGGCCGGTGCTGCCTGGTGGTGACACGATAACCGTGTCACCTGGCGCGATCATCGATGGACCGAAGCCGTCGAGAGTCCCGTCCAGGTTATCGCCGATTGTCCAACGATCGCCCGGGCCTACACTGATTAGGCCCTGACTCATGCGGTAAACCCGCCCCGCAAGGAGAGCGCCAGAAGCTGCTGGCGTGACCACCACGAAGTTAGATGCGTATGACGGGTTGCAATGCTGCACTGTCGCTGGCACCGAATTATTTTCAATTCGGTTACCGGTGGCCGTAGTTGTAGGCACCGAAACAAAGTTCGGAGTGCCTGTCTGCGCCGTATACAGAACGTTGTCACGAACACGTAAGTGACTTACGGCCAAACCCGCAGCACCGGCTACGATAGCGCCGACAGAACCGTCGCCGCAGCCGATCATTTTGTTACGCTCGAACTGCGTAAGTATCGCGTTGCCAGCGATCACCATCGGGTAGTTGACACCCGATAGCGTGTTCTCAGTGATGTCGTTCACATTACCCACCACAGAGAAAGCCGTCTGGATACGCCCGGCAGAACCAGCTCTAATTCGGTTTTGTCGCGCTGTGATGGTGTTGCAGCCAGTCCCCAGGCTGACAACGACCCCGCCAGCCCCTGCGCCCCAGTTAAAGAACTTGTTGCGGTCGATGTCGATAATTGACTGGGCACCGGAATACAAGCGCGTGAGTGACATTGCAGTAATGTCGGTCGCTGTCCCTAAGTTGAAAAACCGGTTGCGAACTATATCGCCATCACTGCAGTTATCACGGATCAACAGCCCGGTTGCCCTGCCTGTAGTCGATCCAGCTGCACGGAGAATATGCGCGTTGCTCGCATAATTGAAATCTTGAATGTGATTTAGCTCGGCGCAGCAGTCAATTTGCGCCGAAGTTTCAAACCAGCATGCATCAATATCAACATCAATACCCAAGTTGCTAATTGAAGGGCCAAGAATGTAAAGTTGATTGTACCGTGCTGGAATATTGTTAATGAACTTAGAGCGCTTGACTTTGATGCGAGCAAGCGAACTGTTGTATGCAGCGTTTGAGTCGATATAAAGGCCAGGAATGTTGCTAACGTCACGCACGCTGAGACCATCAACGTCGATATCCTCGATGACGTGACCTGTCCCTGTCAGAGCGCCAAGCAGTACCGCCCCGCCCGCCTCGTTGCCGTCGCCGAAATCGGCGATGCTGACATCACGAATGCGCAGATTACGGATAGAGCCAGCTCGCAAGCTGATGCACTTCATGTCGTGGCCGGTGGCAGTTGGCGTTGTCTGATATGGCCGATTGCCGACAAGTGAAACGCCGTTGATCACTCCGCCGTCGATGCTTTCGTAAGCCTCGAACATGTTACCAGGTGCCGGCCTGTTGCTCTGCGCCCAAGCCAGCGTACCGCCGCCCAGAATGCAGAACTCAGGCGGCAGCATCAGGTAGTCGATAAAGTAGGTCTGACCGGATGGCAACCAGATCGGAACCCCCGCATCCAGCGCGTTCTGAATGATCGCTGTATTGGCATTAGCCGAAGACGGGCTGTCAGGCGTACAGCCGAGCACGTCGACGCGCGCTATCGAGCGCGTCAGGTTAGCCCACTCTCGCGTAGAAAGCGTGCCGCTCTCGTCAGCGATAAGCAGATGACGCAGTTGATCTAAACCACCTGCGTCAAACCGTGCTTTGCCGATCCTGAAATCCGGCAGCCGCGTGCCGGCGAGATCGCTCAGCAAGCGCATGGCTTAGCTCGGGATCACGTAAGAAACGAGCATGCGCGCAGCTCCTTCAGTTGCACCACCAGCGCTGTAGGTAGCGATCAGATCCTGCGCAGTCACTTCTGCAGCGGCAGCAGGGTCGACTTCGAAGACAGTGCCGGCAGCCGCGGTCAGGTCGACCTGAGTGCTGCCCAGGTAACGCGACAGTTCGCCGGTCACGCCGATCGACAGCGAGGGAGTGCCGTCGAACGGCGCGTCGATAATGACAGCAGCCAGGCGAACAACCGCATTGGCTGGCAACTGGAACATGGCCACGGTGCCGGTCGAGTTGAACGCCAGGTCCGTTGTGTCGGTCGCCTCGAGGTTTGTGGCCGCTGCAGATGACGCCCAGGACAGATTGCCGGCGCCGTCGGTTGTCAGCGCGAAACCGGCAGTACCGTAGTTCGCCGGCATCTTGAACGTCAGCGCCTGGGTCATGCCGGTATCGGGGCGGCTGATGGTGAGCATCCAGTCCGCGCCGGAACCGGCTGCATCCTCGTTCAGCACCAGGCTGTCGCCGCTGGCGGCGATGGTGCTGCCCACAAGGGGCGCATCGGCGTCGTCGGTTGCGTTGCGCGCGCGGATCTTGCCGCCCGTGCTCTTCAGTTGCAGGCCGCCCAGGCCGAGCCGGAACAGGTTGCTGAACGTGCCGCGTAGGTCGAGAAAGCGCATGGTGATACCTCAGTTCAGGTTGAGCACAACGAAACCAGAGCCGGCCGTCGCGCCTGCACCTGGGGTGATTTCTAGATAGATGCCGGTGCCTGCGGCGAGCGAGGCACCTGGCGTTGATTCATAGGTAGCGGTGAAGTCAGGGGCCACCTGATCGCTGTCGAGCAGCACAGCGCCGGCCTGTGTGCGTATACGCAGCGCAGCACCCTCGCCGTCGAATGGGGTGGCGAGGATCAACTGCACAGATACCAGCAGACCGGAATCGTTAAGCAGGTGCAGCAAACGCGGCGACGCATCGCCGAACGCGAACGCGACGGGTGGCAGTGCCTGGCCACTCTCTCCCTTCGGCCCACGCAGGCCAGCAGCGATGACAGCGCGCGGCGCCTTCTGGCGAACAGCAATAGGGCCTGGCCGCTTCTGCACAACGGCAACGGCCGAACTGGTGCGCGCAGCACGGGTGGCGATCGCTGTCACGTCGTCACCTCGCGAGTTACCTCGATCGGGCTGATCGCGGTCAGCTTGTAGACCTGGCCGCCCGGGGCAATGACTTCAGCCTCGTAGAAGCCCTTGCTCCACTCCAGCGCCTCGGACTGTTCGGCTGTCATGGTCAGCACGAACTGGCTCAGCGCCACGTCGACGATGACCAGGCTGTCGGGGTTCTGTGCCGGGTCGCTGTCCCAGGTGTGCAGCAGGTCACCGCCCGGCTTGGTGCGCACCTGGGCGCGGCATCGCCAACCCGTGATATCTGCCGGCTTCGGCACGATCAGCAGGCCGGTACCGGAGAACGGCTGCCAGCAGTGGGCGTTCACTTCGTTGAGCTCAAGGGTGTCGGGATCGATGACTTTCGGGTAAACCCAGTCATCCGCTGGCGTGTTCAGCTCGATCGGCTTCTTCACGCACTCGATGCGCACCGGCCAGCCATCGGGCACGCCATGATTCTCGACAGTCAGCCGCGCCGGCGCCGTCTGCGGCATCGCCGTGATCACCGGGTACGGCGAAACGTACTCGCCCTCGGCATACATGATGCCGAACTCGAACGTCTCGCCCCGGTAGATGGTGATGGGGATTTCAGGCGCCGACATGCCAGTCTCCTTACTCGCCGCTCAGGCGTTCCTTAAGGGCGTACCCCATCAGCGGCCACACCTTGTCGATAGCGTTCTGGCGCGCGATCTTGCGGCCGATCTCGGCGTCGAAGTTCGCCGGGCTTGCACAGGCGCTCTCGCCGGTCACGGTGAAGCCGTTGCGCAGCACCAGCACGCAGAAGGTCAGCAGTCCGAGACTGCCAGTGTTCAGGTTGTGGATCGGGTGATTGCCATGCGAAGACATGCGCGCGCCGTCCGCCGCCGTAAAATAGTGCTCGCTGGCAATGTTCGCCTCGATGTCAGCCGGTGTGATGCGCGGCGCAGTCAGGCCCTTGGCCTGGATTTCCTTCTCGATGGCGATATCGCGTGCGGCATGAGCCAGTTGATCGAACGCCTGAGTAGCAAGGCAAAGCGCACTCTCGGCCAGCTCAGTCTTGGCCACCTGCCCCTTCTGATACGGCATCCATGCGCAGTATCCGGCACCCGGCCTGGTTTCATCGTCATCCTGCACCAGCGGCACACTGGTCTTGCCCCATGCGTTTCCGTTGGCATCGAAGTAGGTGATGTTGATGCAGCGGTCATTCCAGACGCACGCAACGATGCCAGCCAATGGCTGGCCTTGCGGCGGCAGCGCACCGTTGTCATCAGCGGTCGGGTAATAGTGGATAACGCGGCCGACGGTGGGAGTGATACTGGTCATTGTGGTGCTCCGATGATCTTGCACTGCCTGTGCAGGGATACGAGCTGCTCCTGCAGCTTCAGGATTTGGTCGCGCTGGACTTCGAGGCCGGCAACGAGGGCTGGATAAGCTCGTCGAGCAGCGGCTGTAAGTTCGGGGGCGCCTGCATCAGGCTCGCCGGCAGCGGTGGTGGCTCCGTCCACTCGCACTGCGGGGCAGGTGGCAGCGACTCGCAGCCCGCAAGTACCATCAGCGAGGCAGCGATACATAGCGTCGGCATAGTCTTCGGCACGTTGTTTCCCCTTCAAGAAGGCGTCTTCGCGCACGGCCTGGTCGTTGGCCAGTTCGCGCTGCAGGCGGTTGGTGTTGCGTAGCGACTGGACCGACGCAGCGTGTTGCTTGGCCAGAGTCACGGCGTTGTCACGCTCGAGCGCCACGGTGTCGAGACGCAGATATAGCAGCGCCAGGGCAATAGCCAGACCGGCGCAGGCGACAACCAGGGCGCGGATCACTGGACGCTCCAGCACTTGGCGTGACGCTCAAGCTGGCGAGTCCATACGCCCCAACAGCGCTGGTTGGGCTTGCCGTTCACCAGTGTCGAGCAGTCGTAACCAGCAGCCCGGCGCCACTTCAACAGCGCGTCACAGGCCTTCGGGTATTCGCCGGCCAGCAGATGGCGGCGCATAGAGGACGATCGCCAGTTGCCAATGCCGTACTGGCCGGTGAAGTCGAGGTAGAGGTCGTATTCCTCTTGGAACAGCTTCACCCCCGGCAGCGAGGCCTGGAATCGACGCTCTTCCTCGCTGTGCAGAGCCCGGGCCAGCTGCTGGGCGCGCTCGCGTGTGATGGGAGGATCTGCGAGGGTGACGCGCGTGCCGTCCTCGTAGCGGGTCGAACCGTGGCCAATGGTTGGCACGTCGCCCTTGGTCGGGATATGCGGAGCAAGCAGCTCGACGCCATCCTTCTCGACTACAGGGCTTTCGCCCTCGCTGGCGATCCAGCCGGCGAAGCCTGCTGCGCTCAGCACCAGGGAGGTGACCAGCACGCGCACCCGGCTCATTGCTGTGCACCCTCGGCCAGAGCATCCTGCTCTTCCTGGGCCTCACGGCGTGCCTTGTAGACGTACTGCACTTCGAGGTCATGCAAGCGCTGCTCGCGGCGATCCTTGCGGTACTGGTAGAAGAGATTGGCGGCGAAGGTCAGCAACGCAGTGACGATACCAACGACGATGCCCCACTCAGTAAGCGTCAACCCTGACGCCACCGACACACCTGCGCCGGCGTAGCTCACTCCACTCATAACCTTGTCGCTCATACGCTGATCCTGTCAGAGAGGGGTGGCCCCTCGTTTCGGTATGGTCAAAGGCTATGCAGGTGGCAGGTTGCGAGCGAACCCTACAGGGGGTCAGGGCCAGGCTTTGTTGTGGTGCTCAACGTCCTGGCGGGTGATGCGGCGCAGGTCGCTGTCGGGGCGATCGCCGAAATAGGCGGTGAATGCGGCAAGGGCTGCGTCGGCGCGGCCGAGGTCCAGCGTCTCGCTATCCGGAACACTAAAGGCGCGATGCAGTGCCCAGTTCACCAGATGGCGGTGATGGGCCAGGTTGATCTCTGGCTTCGATGCCTTTTCAGCGGTAAGGCCGCGCAAAGGCAGTCGGTAGCCTTCCAGTTTGAGCGTGCCACCCAGGCGCGGAGTCGGCACCAGGCGGATGCTGGTATCGCTCTGGATGGCGAAGCGTGGAATGTCGGAACGATCGCGCCAACCTGGCATGTTGTCGTCCAGCCACTCGCGCGAAACGAGCTTTACCGGGCATCGTTCGGTCGAACCTGCCTCAAGCAGGCCCAGGTGATCGATCTCGTACAGCGCCTGGCTCAGCTGGTAAACGGATTCACCCGCGGCAATATCGATCTCGAAGCTCGAATCATGCAGCAGGCGCCCGCGAATGCAGGCCTCCTGCTCTGCGTCAATGAGCCAGCGCGCAACATCAGACTGATCGAACAGGAACGGCTGCACCGTGTCCTGTGCGGTGACTCTGAAATCCTTGCTCAGCTCGTCGAGAGTCATGGATCACACCACTCCGAACTGGTCGATCATGCCGGTGACCGCCTGGCGCAGTTCGGCGACAGACTTGCGCTTGTCGAGGTTCTGCTTGTAGTTGGTCATGGCGTACTCGGCCAGCGAGTCCTTGGTCATGATGTTGATCTGCTGCTTCAGGTCGAGAATGCGATTCTCCTTCTCGCGGTTCTCGTCCTCGATCTTCTTGGCAGCAGCCAACTGGCGAGCGGTGTCGTCGTCTTCATCCTTGTCCTCGACCTTGTCCGGCTGCGCAGGCGCATCGGCCACGGCTTTGGCTTTGCCTTCCTCGAACATGTCGGGGTGACGCAGGAACTTGCGGGCGATATCGACCGGCATGGCGCGCTCCTGGCCTTGGGTGAAGCTCAGGCCGGTGCCATACAGGTGATCGGTGTAGGTTTCCTTGCGACCGATGTAGACCACCACGATCTTGCCAGGGCCAGCCGGCGCGCTCGGCGCGGTCTGACCGGCTGGAACCTTGGCCAGCGCAGCAGCAACGGCAGTTGCAGCCGCTTCATCAGCGTCCGGCAGATCCTTCAGCGCATGCACGGTGGCATGCAGGATTGCGGCTTTCACACGATGCTCTACAGGGAGCTCAGCGAACGGCAACAGCAACGGGTGGGTTTTCGGCGTGGTATCGATCGCATCACCATGCACCCAACCGTCAGCCTGCTTGGCTTCGACCCACTTCTGGTGCTCCAGCTCAGGGGTCAGGTCTGGATTCTCGAAGTAGGCGGTTACGCCCGCGATGATCCCCTGCTGATAGCCTTCACCGGCATCTTCCCAGGCAACAGCGGTATCGCCAAACTCCTGGCTGATCGACGCAATAAGCGCGTGAGCAGCACCAGCAATTACGATGACTTTCATAGTCGTGTCCTACCTTGCGGAAAAAGAAAGGGGCCGAAGCCCCTCCCAAGCTGCGTATCAGCGGGCGCCTTTCAGTTCGCCGCTCACCAGCACCTCGATCTTGCTGGCCTTGGCGTTGTCAGCAGCCGCCGTGGTCAGGATCAGGCGTGCCGGCTTCGGCAGAACCTTCAGGGCTTTACCCGCATTGGCACGCAGGCGCGCAGCGGTTGCCAGGGCGAAGCCGGTACCGAAGTACGCGGCATCCTGCGGCACGGCAGCGTCATCCACACCATCCTCGTAGGCGAAGCCCAGAGAGCCGGTGATGGTGGCGGTCATGCCGGTGCTGATCAGGATCGAAGCATCGTCCAGGCGCATGCCTTCCGGCAGTGGGCCGAGGTCGACCACGTCGGCAGCGGCGATCGCCGAGGTCGAATCAGCGTTCAGGGCGGCACCGTTGGAGCCGGTTTCCAGGGTGAATTTCAGGGTGGTGGTGTTGCCGTAGGCACCAGCAGCACCGCCAAACTGGCGAGTGCCGAAGGTCTTGAGGGTTACTTTGGCCATGATGGGCTCTCCTTCAATGGGGTTCAGTAAAGGCGGGCCGGTGTTACCCGACCCAACCCATCACTTGCGAGCGCCGATGATCGGCACGGCGGTATCGATCGCAGTCGCACCGTAGTCGGTGAACTCGGTACCGTTGCCAGTCTCGATAGCAAAGCGGATCTTGCTGACGCCACGAATGGCACCCAGCAGCAGTTCCACCTTGTCGCCATGGTCCAATTCCTTCTCGCTCCAGAAGAACGGGATCTTGGACTTCTCGCTGGCAGCCATCGCCTCGGCCACGGCCTGGCCACCCAGCAGGATGGCGCGGTCAATGGCGTGAGTGGTACCGAAGCCAGCCGGCACGATGCAGGTGCTTTCGGTTTCGCTGTTGCTGGCTGCGCTGTAGCGGATGGTGTCGCCGGCATAGAAGCGAATCGGCTTCGGCATCTTCACGATCAGCACGCCATTCCACAGGCCAACTTCACCCAGGAACAGCGGATGGCCTTTGGCTTGCTGGGCACGCGCCATTGCACTGGCCTGCAACTGGCGGAAGTTGGGATCGGCTGCGAACAGGTTGTACTGAGCAGCGGATACCAGCATCACGCGCAGCGGCGAGTCGTTGGCAGCGGCGTCACCCTCGAAGATCACCGGGGGCGGCGGCAGCGCCACTTGGTCGATGAAGGTGCGGACGCCATCCACGGTATCCATCTTCATCAGGTCGGTGGTAGCCAGGTCGACCTCGCCAGCGTTTACGGTGAACGGCTTGATGCCGTTGCCGCCATCAGCGATGAAGTGACGGTTCTTGGTCGGCGCCTTCACGCGGTTGACCATGATCTTCGCGAAGTCAGGATGCGCCTCGGTCGGCACAGCCCACTCGATGTTGTCGTGGAAGCCACGGGCACCGGCCATATGCACCAGCAGGCTCTGGTCGACATAGGCATCCATCTTCGCCTGCGCGACAGGGCGACCCAGGCGGCGGAAGTCGGCCGGGCTGCGGATGGTGGTCATGGTGTCGCCGAGGTCGATCGGGAAGCGCGCCTGATTCACGCGCAGCTTGTCCTCGGACAGCTTCATGCCCACACCACGACCCTCGGCGTACTCGCTACCCATGATCGGGTAACCGCCTACCGGGTTCAGCAGGTGGAAAGTGACTTCATCGCCGCGGCTCTTGCCCAGATCCTGGCAACGAACGATTGGCATGTGCTGGGTGGTCTGCTTGCGCAGGGTAGCCTCGGCACCAGCGGTACCTTTCGGCATCTTGCCGGTGAGGCGGTTCATGGTGGTATTGCGCTGGGTGTGGGTAGCGAACAGGCCGACAGCCTGCTCGACCATCGCCTGCGGGTCGCCGTAGCGCATATGAGTCTTGTCGGTCACGGTGAATCTCCTTGATCACGGGACACGGAGCGTCAGACGCTCCGGTTCAGAAATGCCTCGATCTGTTCCGGGCTCTTGTCCATCAAGGCCTCGGCCATATCTACGGCGCCTAAGTTCGCCAGGGCTTCGCTGCCAGTGGCCGGGCCTGCTCGGCCGCCCGGAATGTCCGAGAGGCTTGCAGGTACTGCCGGCTTGGCCGCTTCCACGGCTTGCTTGGCTGCTGCCTGAACGCCTGCACTTGCGGGCGCCGCGGCTGCTGCCTGAGTTTTCCCAGTGGCTTCCTTGTACGTGTCGATGAACTCGATAACCTCGGCCGCAGTGCCCTTCTCCATCACCGAGCGATAAGCGCTGCGGGCGAATCCGGGCTGCGACTCGATCCACGCATCCAGCTCCGCACTCTCGATAATCGAATCGAGGTCGGGGTGCTTGGCGTAGATCGCCTGCGCGTGAGCTTCCTGCTCGGTCAGTTGTTGCTTCTGCTGCAGGGGGGCCACTTGCTGCTTAACCAGATCCGCCAGTAGTGCCGGGGCACTCTGGGCAATCAGGCTCTGCACACCCTTGGCCAGCGCTTCCGGGGAGAAATCCCCGAAAATGTCCGGGTCGATACCGGCATCCATAGCGGCCTCAGCGGCTGCCAGGTTTTTGTCGGCATCTGTCGGCGCAATCCCTGCATCCGCCCGTTGTTGCGCTTGATTCCTGAGCGCTTCCAGCTCCTGCTCGGCGCCCTGCAACTTCTGCAATAGCTCCTGCTCGCGGGCTTCCGCTGCCTGCCGTCCTTCTCGCGCTTCCTGCAGACGCTGATACGGAATGGTGTGGACGTTGTCCTTCGCCATGATCACGGACTTGGCCGGATCTTCCGCCTCAACGCTTGCCGCGTTGTCATCGGTGTTCGGTACGTCGTCAGTTGCCTGTGCGCCGTCGGTGGCTGGTGCGGCTTCTGCAGCAGCAGCGGCGGGCGTCTCGCTGCCAGTGTCCGGGGTCGGTTCCCCGGTATCGCCCATATCCGCCAGCTCAAGAAGCTGGGCGGCCTGCTCTGCCGTCATCTCACCGTTCGGTGCGTGTTGCTGGATAAACTCGTTCGGATTCATGCCTGTCCCGCCACATATCGCCGTGGCCGCAATGGGTTCAGCAGTTACGAGGCGTCGCCGCCTCGCGCATCGCCAGGTCGCGCCTGGCTTGCGAACGAGTGTCGCGAGGGGATCGGAAAAGAAAAAACCCTACAGGGGGTCAGCTCTGTAGGGCTTTCAGGTCAAGCGAGGTTGTCGGTGGTCCTGGCAGTCTCGATTCCCTGCATTCCGGTACCAGGCTCAGCCGGTACCGGAGGGAATGCCGGGCTGGTGTTCTCGCGCACTGCAGGCATGGCATCAGGCCCGCCTGGCTGCACATAAGGCGTCTTGATGTTCATCGCCGCAGTGGCGTCAGCTTGCGGGAAGTTCGGATCGTCGCCCTGCTGCTGCTCGTAGCCCGCGCCCTTCATGATCTCGTCGGCGACGGGCGCGATCATCGGCATCTGCGCGACCTGAGCGGCAGCCTGCATGGCCGAGTAGGCGGCCTGCACGCCGATTTGCACCGACTCGCGACGGATCCTCTCGATCTCGGCATCTGTCTTGCCCTCCTTCATCGCAAGCTCGCGCATCTTCAGCTCGGTACCGGACTTGGCCAGGGCATCGTCTACCGCCTGCTTGATGCGCTGCTCGACCTGCTCTGGCGTCTCCTGCTGGCCAGCGGCGCGAATCGCTTCGACCACATCGCGCTTGAATGGCACGTCCATGAGGCTGACCAAGAACGGCAGTACAGCAGCCTGGTACTGCGGCGGCAGGCTCTTGACCGCCTCGGACAGCGCTGCCAGTTGCTGGGCGCGATAGCTGTTGGTGCTCGGCACATCCTCCAGGGCAACCTTCAGTCGAGTGCGTTGCAGGTCGTTCGACAGATAGGTGTAGCCAGCCGGATCCTGCTCCGGCTTGTTGATCACCACGGTGCGATCCTCTCGCACCGCGTCGCCCTCGATGATGATCGTCTGCTGCTGAGAGCCCAGATCCTTGATGATCATCGACAGCAGCAGTTCGCCTACCATGGTCCGGCCGGCGCGGAAGTTGTCCATCATCACGCCCAGCGCCTGGTTGCTTTGCTCGATCTGCATCGCCTCCTGCCGGCCACTGGTGGCGGTGCCTTCCTTGCCCATGAAGCCAGTGGTAACCGCCGATACGCGCTGAATCGCGGAACGGTTGTCCTGCATCATCTGGAACTGCTGGGCGTTGAGCTGAAAGTCTCGGTTCACTTCAAAGCGCGCGCCAGGCTTGGCCATTTCAACTGGATTCAGCACGATATCGGCATCAACGCGCGCCACCTGCTGCCGGAACTGCGCATCGCTCATATCCACAGCGCCCTTGGTGCGCTCGGTACGCACCGCAGCCATGCCCCAGCGCAGTTTGCTGATACCGCTGTTCAGGCTGTCCTGCGGGTAGATCATGTCGCGCACGTAGCCGAATGGCACCCTGGTGCCGTCCTCGCGAAAGCCCCAGAACGGCACGTAGGGGAAGTGACGATGGGTGTAGGGGCTTGGACCATCATCCAGGCAGTGAGGGCCAAGCCAGTAGCTGCGACGCACCCTGGCCACTACAGCGCGACTGTACGTCGACATGCCGCTGGCCAGCGCAACCTGATGGGCCATGTTGTGCTCGTCGTACTCGACCACACGACCATCGGGCGCGGTAATCACGCCAACCTCGACCCAGCGGCGGTACCAGACTTCGGCCAGGCAGATCTCTTTCGAGGTCGGGTTGTACCAGCGTTCCTCTTGCACGGTCCACGCGCGAGCATCCGCCCAGGCATTGTGCAATCCGGTGGAGTCGCCGCCGTCATTCGCCGCGCTCGGGGTGTCCATCCACCACTCGGCACCGTGCTTGCCGATCGACTTGATCAGTTTCGCATGCTGGGGAAACGCTCGAGCAATGCGATCAGGGAGCAGCCAGCGCTGCCGGCGAAGCCAACGGGCATCGCTCAGATCCTTTTCCGTCGCAGCGAAATCCCAGTGCATTTCGTTGCGGTGGACCTTGCTGCAGCGGTACGGATACTTGAATGGGTCGCTCTCGCGCTTCACTTCGACCCAGCCGAGGCCGATAGCAATCTGCGACTGGAATGCATCGCTGCACGCATCGTCAGCCTTGGAATGGCGCTCAGCCTGATTCAGCTTGTAGTTCAGCGCATCAGCAACATCCTGGCCGCCAACGTCACCATCCGGGGTCACGCGCCAGTCAGTGCGGGTCGCACTCTCGTAGCCGCGGATCGACAGCAGCGCAGGACCGATCAGGTTCTCGACTGCCGGCGGAATGCCAAGCGCCTTCTGCCTGGCCAGCAGTTCGCTGTCCAGCTGGTTGCCGTCGGCATAGTCCATTTCCTTGTCGGCCGTGCTGCGCCACTTCGGCTGTTCCTCGATCTCATGCATGATCTCGGTGTACTCGTCGAGCGCCAGCGCCAGGTCGTCGTGCTCCTGCCCTTCGTGCTCGTCGTGCTCTTCGGTGTGCTTGAGTGCGGTAGCGTCCATCTGGTGATTCCTCAAACGCGCCAGTCAGGCGCTGGGGCTTCGGTGTACGACTGCCGGCCTTGGTGACCCAGCATGTCCAGTTCTTTGGCCTGCGCCCACTGACGGAAGGCGTCGGCGCCCTCGCTGCAGCCGTTGGCCTTGTTCGGGGCGTTGTCGAGAAAGCGGTTCTCAGAGCGGCTGAACTTCTTGCGGTAGTTGTCCAGGCGGTTGATGCCGTCGGCGCACGCCACTTCGTCGATGAAACAGCCCTTCATGTGCTTGCGGGTCTGCTGAATGCCGGTGATCAACTCGGTGATGCGCGGCACGATGACGAATGTGTGCCCGGGCAGCAGATCCTCGAGCATTTCCAGCACGCTGCGGTTGTAGTCGCCCAGGCGCTTGTGCGCGGCGTCATGCGGCAGGTAGTGGGTACCGTACAGATAGCCGCGGTCTTTCAGCTCTTGCGCGTAGTGGCGCAGATCCTTGCCGTGCTCTTCGTAGTAGTCGACGAATCGATCCTCGCCGCGCAGTTCCTGCTGGAACCACACAGCGCAGCCGTCGCTGTTGCCGATATCCCAGAAGGTGTTCACTGGCACGTCGAGCACTGGCACGCGAGTGATGCCGCCGCGCTTGCGCATGGCCTGCATGTCCTCGGCGTAGTAGTTGCCTTCGGTACTGATCTGGAAGGCTTCATCCGGCGTGCCAGGGTATTCCTGCCACATCCGTTCTTCCTTGCCGGCGAAGTCGGCCTGCTTCGTGGCCACGTACCAGGCGCGCTGGTCCGGGTCGATCTTGCAGTCCATCAACGCTTCGATCTTGTCGAAGTAGGCGTGCTGGCCGCGATCGACCGGCACTGTCTGCATCGGCAGGCGATAGTTGGGTTCCTGCCACCAGGCGTAGAAGTGGAAGCGGTAATCCTTGGGCGTGAGCGGCTTCTTGTCCCGGTAGTTCTTCTGGGCGATCTGCACCATGTTGAAGAACTCGCCTTCGCGCCCTTCTGCCGTGCTCTCGATCACCAACACGCCATTGGTTGGCACGGCCGGGATGGAGCCGGTGACCACTTCCTGCGCCTTGTCAGGGTACTTGGCGCAGATTTTCCCGAACTCGGAGACGTGCAGGCGGTGGATCGTGCCGGAGCGCATCGAGGTCGCCACACGCACCGAACTGTTGTTGTGTGCGAAAAGCAGCTCGACGGCGCTATCCCTGGCCAGCGGAAAGCGCTCGCGGATCTCGTCCGGCAGGTTCTCGTAGGCGAACTTCACTTTGTCGCGAAAGATCGTCTCGGCCGCCTCACGGTCCTGGGCGATGATGCCGCAGCGCTGGTTGGCGTTGAACAGCGCGTGATCCAGCCACAGGATGGCGATCAGCGTCGTGAAGCCGAGCTGGCGTGCCTTCAGGATCAAGTTGCGGTGCCATAGCCGCTTCAGGAAGCGCTTCTGCGCCCTGTTCGGCTTGAACGGCATCACGAACGACTCGCCTTCCTCGACGATGTTGCCGAGCTCGTCGAGCTTGTCGTCGCCCTTCACCATGATCTTGTACAGGCAGCCGGAGAACAGGCGCCATTCAGGATCAGCCAGGCAGCGGGCCAGTTCCTCTGCATTGGTCGGCAGAGGCTGCAGCGGCTCGTCGTGGACAACCCTCATGGCCATGGGTCAGTCCTCGCCATGCTCAGGGTCTTTCGCCACTGGCTTGAACCCATTCGAGTTTCCGCTGGCGATCGAGTGCAGGAGGCTTGCCAGCGGGTCGACGCGCTGCTGGTTGTCCTTCTCGTACAGGCCCAGGTGCTTGAACAGCTTCTCCATGGCCGCATCTTTCGAGTGCGTCATGATCTCGATGCCGAACTTCGTCTGCTTCACGCCGGCATACAGCGATGCAGCACCAGGCGACAGCTTGCGGGTGTCCTTCAGCACCACGCGCGGGTAGCCGTGACCACCGCATTCCGGGCAGCCAGGGAACGGCTCGCGGTTCGGATCGAAGCCAATGCCGCCGTCTTCGGGAAAATCCTCGGGGTCCTCGCCCTCGTCCACCCACAACTTGAACGCATAGTCCCGTTCGATCTGGGTGCGCTGACGCATGTGCCCTTCGCCGTAGCAGTGCCGGCAGCACACGACAACCAGCTCGGTCAGCTCGCGAGCATCGGCCGTGACCTGATTCCACGCCTCGCGCAACACACGATCAGCAGTAATCTCGGTGCGCTGCTGCTGTTTCAGCCGCGCTTCAGCGATAGCCGCCTGGATATTAGGTTTCGTTAGGTTCTCGCATCCAACGACTGCAGCCGTCTTCTCGCTGTATCCAGCACGAATCGCTGCCCGCTTGGCGTTCAGGTCGACCATGTACTCTTCGACGAATCGAACCTGCAGGGCTGTAAGCGCTACCTCAGCGTTATGCACCTTCACCGTATTGCGAGCACGCGGAGTCGAGCCGGTCGCCTTCTTCTTGGCTACCGGCTTCTTCACTGGCTTCTTGGGTGCGGGCTTGGCGCCCTGATCTTTCTTGGTCATGCCCGGAGTCTTTCCGGGCGGGGGATAGGGTGTCGAACCCTACAGGGGGGCGCAGGCTATGGCTGGCAAGGGTTTGGGCAGAGACAAGAAAGCCCGCACTCGGCGGGCTTTCTCTGCATCGGCTGGTCAGGCGCTCGATCGCGCCCAGTGCAGCACCTGATCGTTCGTGCGGTTGAACACCATGCCGGCACTGGCGATGCGCATGTCACTGCGCAATGCGGGGCTTTGCTTGCTCTCCAGGCTGCGAGGCTGCATCACCTCGGCCAGGTTGCGCTTGGCCTCGGCCGCAATGTGCTGGTAAGCGTAGGCCTTGAAGGCCAGGTGGTCGGCCGGTACCGGTGCAGCGAACACCAGGCCGCTGGACAGATACAGGATCGCGATAACGCACAGCAGGACTTTCTTCATCTTCGGACGCCTCGACAGGTTGAGGTAGTTGGCAGTCCGAATGTTCCATCTGCGCCTTGGTCGGCTCAAACCCTACAAGGGGTCTTCGATACCCAGCGCGGATTTGAAAGCCGAAACGTATGCAGCTTCGGCCAGCCTCCTGAGCTCGGCGAATTGCAGATTTGATGAATCGTCACGCTCGACGCTCACAAGACTGCCATCGTGCGCCTGGATAGCGATCAGCCTTGATTGCATCAATACAATATCCATGCGCTTTTGGAACGGCTCGGCTGCCATTATTCCAGCCTGCTTCGCCGCCTGTAACATTTCTGGCGTGACCCTAGGCAATCTTTTAGCCACGAGGTCACTATTCATGATCGACCCCGACGTGATCCTGATAGCCCTTGATCAGCGCCACGACCACATCAATTTCGCCGTAGACATAGACGTCATGGTCCACCCCATTTTTCGCCCTCAGGGTGGCCCTGTAGTAGGTATAAACCTGACGAGTCTGGCTTACCGCATCCCGATTGTAGTCGACCATGGGCGGCGGTAGTTTCTCCATTGGCACGGCCTGAAGACTGGGCTGGCCAGGAATAACCGTCATGCGCATGCCGTCACACGGGCCGCCTATCAGCAACACTTGAACCTTTTCCATCACAGCAACCTCCGAAAGACCAGCATCCGTGCCGGATAGTAAATCAAACCAGTTCGTTCGGCGTGAAGGTCACATCGAACTCGCCCATCAGCGGCACCACCTGATCGCCAGCCTGGCCATGGCCATACTGCAGATGCCGGCGCTCGGTGCGCTCTTCGCTGCGATCATCGCCAGGGAAGTACTTGGCGTTCATGTGCATGTGGTTGCAGATGATGCCGGCCATGGCGCCAAGGTCGGCAGGGCCAGCATCCGGCACCAGGCAGGCAGTGCTCAGGCTGCCGCCGTCGATCTCTACCGAGAACAAGGCGACTGGATCCTCGCCCTGCTCGGCCGACTGCAGTGCGTAGTGGACAACCATGGGCGACATCTTCGCCTGTTGCCGGGTGTCACTTTCTTGAATTGGATTGCTCACAGTGATTGCCTCCAGGGCATATTCGTTGAACCTGCACGGGCTATTTGCGCCCCTTCCCACCTAAACCGACCGTCACGCGAGCGTCACAACCGAATCGTCACATGTGACGCCTAAGTGACGCTCTTCTGCGCTGCCTCCAACTTGCGCTTACGCCAACGTTCAGTCCGCAAAGCGCCTGGGCTGCGCTGCTTTTCTTGAGCCGCTACAGGTATGCCTTGCAGTTGCTCATGCGTCACACCAGGCGTCACATGTGTGACGCTTCCAAGCGTCACAACTCCATCCAATGTGACGCCCTGTAATGCCCCTCCAGCCGCCTTTCCGATAGTCCTTTCGACCCGATTCAGGCGCCCCTGAATCTCCCCGTTGAGCAATGCAGCTTGATGCCCGACTTCGATAGTGGCGGCCTGCATCATTACCCCTGCCTGGATCTTGGCGAGCATGCGATCCTCGTACGGCGTGAGGATCAGCACCTGATCGCCGATCTCCAGATTCACCGTTCCGTCCGGCAGCAGCGTCTTGCTCATGGGGCGAGCAGGTGGATGCTGTTCTGCTGGAACGAACACGCCCCTGCCGACCCGGACGATCAACATTTCTTCAATGAGCGCCTTCAGCCGATCGTCGATGATCGACAGCTTCAGGCCGGTCAACTCATGCAGCGTTTCACGGGTAACGATCTGCTCCTGCTGGTGCAGGTCGCGCAGTGCGTCGAGTACGACCTGTGTCGATGATTTCTTCGCTGTCATCGCTCGCTCTCCCCTGTGTCGCGGATAAGCCCCTGCTCACGCAGAAGTCGCCATTGCTCGGCCAGCCAGGCCTGGAACTCGGTATCAGCCAGGTACCATGGATCTCTGCGCAGAGCTTCGAGCATGCTCGGCGCCCGCGGTGACACCATGGTCACGTACCACCCGTCACCATTCTCTGGCGTGCTGATAATGGTCACCTTCCCCTCATGCATCGCCGCCGCCCTTCCACTCCAGCGCCCTGGCCTTGTCCAGCGCCAACTTCACCGTGCAGGCGGAATCGTGCTGGTCGGCAGAGCAGCTTTCCTCGTCCTCGATCTCGTCGCGCATGTAGCCCTGCAGGTACACGCCAGTGGCGTCACGAAGGGTGCGAAGGGCTTCGAGTTCGGCGTATAGGCCGGCTGGGATGCGGTTCACCTGTGCGGGTTGTGGGGCCGTGTAGAGTGGTCGGCAATGCGCCATCGACTCCTGCTCGCCCTGGTTGAATGGCTCGCATGCCATGTGCACAAGGCTGCGCGATACGTCCCAATAGGCCACCGCCTCCTGCCGCTCTCCCTGCTCGGCCCGCGCCGTGCGCAATTTGGCATTCTCAGCCCGCAGCGCCTCGGCCTCTGCGTGCAGGGCGTCGTTGTGCTGGCGCAGATTGAATGCATAGCCGGCCAGCTCATCTCCGGCTTGCTCAATGTAATCTGCCAGCTTCACGGTGCTGATCTGCTTTTGCTGTTCGCACACCCTGTCCAGCATGCGAAGCGGAGCGCGCTTGGCCAGATCGGCAAGTATCTGCATTGCACGCGCCGCCGTTACGCTGGTTTTCAGTTGCTCACTCATCTTGACCTCCTGCGCGATCAGTAAATGAAGTCGTATTCATCGAAACATGGCCCGCACAGCGGTCGCTGCTGGTGCTGAATCGCGTTATAGGTGTCCTTCTTGACCCAGCGCGACTTCTTCACGAACACACCGCAATCCCGGCAGCGCGTGTGATAGTCGGCAGCCTTACGCGATGCAAAACCGGCTTCAAGGCGTGCTTCTTCAGCCAGCCAGGCCGCTTGCCTTTCGGCATCGGTTCGACCGTCCGGCCCACGTTCCTCGGTCAGCGTCATAGATGGGCCTCCTGTTGCTTCTTCAGGTCGCGCAGCAGCGCCCGGTAATGGGCCTTGATCTGCTGCAGGTCTTCGATGGTGTACCGCTTGGGTTCGTGGGGGCCTTCCAGCCAGGCCACTGCGTCGGCGCCGATGCGCTGCACCAGATTGAGCCGGTACTCGACGATGTTTCCGGACTTGTGCTGATTGCAGGGCACGCACTGCTTGTGGCAGTTCAGGGGCTCGAAACGCAGCGCCGGGTTGCTGCCGACTGTGCGATAGTGGCCAGCGTCGTATTTGCCCTGGTGGTGACGGCCGCAGCTGATGCAGGGCCGCAGGCGATCGCGCTCGCGTATCCATGCGTTGAACGCGGCCTGGGCCTCGCGCATGTAGTCGCCCTTGGGCTTGATCCGCTCTCGCGCCGCGCGCAGTTCCTTCCGACCGAGTTCGTCGATTGCCTTGCGCGCCTTGTCTCGGTTTTCCGACACCACCGCCAGGGCGCACGCGATCTCGCCGCACACGGCCTGGAACGGACGCACAGGGACGAACATCGCCTGGCAGGCCTTGCAGCGCTTCTTGCGGGTGCGTGGCTTGATGCCGCTGGCCTTGGCCCTCAGCGGCGTCTTGCGCTTGAGTTCCGTCCTTTTCATCGGCGCCCCCGCCACAGCTGTGCGAGAAAGTCGGCGGCCAGGTAGATCCAGTAGAACGGCCACAGGAAAGTGCGCCGACCAAGCGCCGTTACATCGTTGACAGACAGCAGCGTCACAACGAAACCGCCGAGGTAGATCAGGACGATCGCGGTGATGGTCTCTTCGATCACTGCTCACGCTCCCCAGGCATCAGGCCGGTCATGTTCTCGATCGCTTCTTCGGTGAGGTCTGGCCAGTAGTTGGCGATCAGGTGCTGGCAGATGCCGCGCCAGAACTCCTTGAAGCGCTCTTCGGTCATGTAGTCAAAAGCGATCGACTCAGGCACCTGGCGCATGACGCGGCCAAGGTCGGGAATGTCGAAGGCTTCGAATGAGCAGCACACGCCGGCGTCGAGCTGCAGGCGCTTGATGGTGGTGTGGGCGTCGAGGCCCTGGAATTTGTCGATCTGTTCGGCGACCACCCGGCCGAGGGCGTGCACCAGGCGGTGAAACTTCACGTTGCGCGCCTGCTTGATCTCGCAGCGCACCTGATCGCCGATGCGATACTCACGCTCGCGGCACAGGAATCGGTCGATGCTGCTGTCAGGGCAGAAGCCCGCAACCATTTCGCCAGTCTGCGGGTCGACCAGCTTCCGCAATCGCATGTAGATGGGTCGACTTGCACGCTTTTTAGCAGCGGTTTTGCTGGCTGGTTTGCTAGGCTTTTCTTTCTTAACCAGGGCTACCGGATTGGTATTTTCAGGCTGTTCAACAGGAGTTTCATATTTCCCTTCCCCTGTTCGTACAGCTTCCAGTGTCTCAGCCATTGTCGCCACCCTCGGCCATCGCCGTGTCGATAGAGCGATCCACGTCCGACTGACGGAAGCGCACGCCAGTCATCCAGATCGGGGTACTCAGGTAGAATGGATGCGCGTTTTCGCTCTTGTCTCGCAGCCACAGATAACGCTCAGAGTTCGCACGCAGCCGGACATTCTCTTCCAGCAGCGAAAGGATCTCCTGCGGCTCAGTCAGGCGCCGGTACTCTTCGATCTGCGCCGGCAGCATCGCTGCCTGCTCGGCGGTGAAGTCTTCGCCGTGCGCGTCGCGGAGCATGATCAACGCCAGTTCGCGCAGGCGCTTTTGCTGTTCTGCGTTCACTGGGCCACCTCCTGCACCAGGGCGATGATGCTTTCCACGCCCTGGGCGAAGCTTGCCGGTTTGCTCTGCATGCACTGGCGCAGACGGTCGACCAGTTGCGAGCGGCCACCCTGCAGCTCAAGCAGCAAGCGACCATCACGCACGATATCGAGAGCATGCTTGCGGCCTTCGAGGTAGCCGACGCGGTCGAAGTGGCCGCCGTCAGCGATCGGCGCAGGAACTGGAGTAGGTTCCGGTACCGGCGCGGCCGGCAGCACTTCGGCAGCCGGTACCGGCCTGGCGCCCTTGGCCAATGCACGAGCAAGGGCTTGCTGAGCGAGCAGGTTCATTGGGCACCTGCCTTGGGCGAACGCCCGACCTGCAGATCGCTTTCCAGGCCGCGGTAGCTTGCGGCTTTATGCTTGTAGTGGTCTTGCAGATCACGAAGCGCCCGCGCCAGAGAACGACCGGTAGCCGTATGCACCCATGGCGCCTTCTTGCCATAGCCGGCACTCTTCGCCTCATAAAGCGGATGCCCGCTTGCGGCGTAATTTTCGCGACGCTCGACTCGCAGGGTGGACAGCCTGTTGGAGCCGCTTGACTGAGTGCCAGTTGCAATCAACACGCGATCGGAGGAACGGCCGGAATGAACCGTCCATTTGTAGCCAGGCATGATCTTGACCAACTCGGCCCTGAACTCAGAAGCTTTCACCGCACACCTCCCCGGCCGATCACGGCCAAACGCCCGTCGGCCACCAGCACACGGCGCTGGCCACGGATCAGAATCAATTGGTCACCCTCACGCGCTACGCAGTAGTTGCGGGAGAGCAGGAAATCGACGGACTCCCGCAGATCGCTCTGCAGGCGGCGCTCAAGCTTCATGGCTGTCACCTCGGCGGATGCGGAGCTTGGCCAGCAACTGCTGGCGGGCCTGTTCTCCGGTGAGTTTGTCCAGGCCCTGCACGCGCATGACGCGCTGTACGAACCGTTCGCCGCGGCGCTCGGCCTGTTCTGGCGTCAGTTCGCGGCCTTCGCTCTGGTCTTCGATGCCCTGGCGCGGCTGCTCCAGCGGCAGGCCAAGCGATGCACGGCGGCGCAGCTGGTAGTACGCATGGTCGAAACGCTTGCGCAGCGTCTCTTCGGGAATGCTGCTGCACCGCAGGTTGAACCAGCCGACGGCATCGCCAGCCAGGCGCACCGCCTCATGGCTCCAGTTGTGCCGGCCAGGGTTGGCGCAGTGGCGCACCACCTCACGCCACGCGATATCGTCGGCGGGAAAGCCAAGATCCTCGGCAGTCGGCGTGCACAGCTTCACGAACTTGCCGACGCTGGGCGCGAAGTCGGTTTCGAGCTGGCGACAGGCCTCGATGCCGTACCGCAGTTGCTCGATGGTGAAGATTCCGGACTTCATGAAGCCCTTCACCCAACTCCGCTTGGCGCGGCTCTCGGCCTTTTCGTTCGGCCAGGCCTGGCGCCAAGCTGGGAAAATGCTCTTGAGCTCTTCGAACAAGGTATTCACGATCGTCGCCGTTTCCGCGCTCGGCGTCCGCGCGCGGTTGTCCTGCACCGGCTCGGCCGGCAGGTTCGGCAGCGTCTTCAGCACTTCGGTCGCGGTTTTCATAACCCGTCGTCCTCGTTGATCCAGTCCGTATCGTTCAGGCCGCTCTTCGGCGCACCGGTTTGGCCGCGCCGCTCCAGATCGTCTTGCGCTCGTCGCATCCAGTTGCGCCAGGTCGATGGCCAGTCAGCCATCGCCTTTCCGGTACCGGTCCAGTAGTCACAGAACCGTTCCGTCTCCCGATCAAGGTTCACAGCCGGGGCTTTATCCTTCGCCCAAGCCAACATCTCGCCCGTCATCAGAAACGGCATCTGCAGCGGCTTCCTCGGCTTGGCGCGCGTACTTTTCGGCTCGGCCTTCGCTGCCGGCTTCCTCGCCTGCTGTCCCTGTGACTGGTCACCAAGGGGGGGTAAAGGGGGTTCTATTCCCTGTCCCTCTCCCTCTCTATTCCCTGTCCCTGTCTTAGCCGTGTCAGGTGCGTGACCTGTCACCGTGACAGGTCCGTGACTTGTCACGGGTGACTCAGGCAGTTCCAGCGCCGCGAATGCCTCGCGCAGCGCCTTCGTCGTCGTGTTGAAAGGCAGTACCTGGCCGGCCTCGCGCAGCGCTGCGAATATCCGCGCCCGGTCTTGCCGCTCCTTCTCCTTGCGCTTGTTCTCGCTCTCCTTCGCCGCCCGGTGCTCGACTCGCTGCGCCCAAGCGTCGATCGCTTTCTCAGCGACAACCGGGTGATACAGGCGCCCGTCTGCACACTTCACGAACCCTCGCAGCGCGCCATCGCGCACCTTTTTCCAGCTCTTCAGGTCACGGCCGAACCCCGCATAAGCAGCCAGGGCCTGCTCGGCATCCGGCAGCGAGCCGGCCGGTACCTGATTCCAACTTGCGCACCACAGCAGCACCGCGGCGCGGAACTCGTCACCGCTCGCCTCGATCGCCAGGTCGCTGTCACGTAGCCGGTTCACATCCAGCGGCATGAACGGCAACCCGCGCAGATCAACGTCAGCAGGCACCAGCGGCGCCGGCAGATCAGTGGCTGTCATCAGCACCCTCGGCAGCCAGGTAGTCGGTGACGATCTGCACTGTCGCCTGCTCAGGCGTCATGCCCTTGCTGCGCGCGTAGTGCTCAAGTCGGGTCCGCTGTGTCGCCGACATTTCGGCGATGTAGCGGCTGATCTCGTCATCGACCTGTTCAGGTCTTGGTGTTGTCATGCCCATAAGGGCCTCCCGAGGGCCTTCAGGCCGCTGCACTGGTTGCTTTACGCTCTTCCTCGTCGAGCCAACGCTCGACGATCTCCCGCACCAGCACCGCGCGGCGTTTCCGCTGCTTGCGGCACTGGGCGAGGATCCGATCAAGGGTTTCGTCATCGAACCTGGCCTTGATCTCGTTTTCTTTCGCGGGGATATCCATGCATTCGTCCAATGTGTTGCGACTGACACCCCAGGAAGGCCGCTAGGTTTCGGCGGCGTCTTTCACCTGGGACGGGAAAGGCTTGATTTCCTTACCCGTAAGTGTCCCGTCGTCATTGACGATGACGGTGATCTTCCGCCCCTGATCAATGGCCTTCTTGATCGCCGGGCCGCTGCATCCGAGCCCTTTCGCGACGTCAGCCTGGCTGCGCGCTTTAACGAGCTCTGCCAGAGGAAATTCATTCATGTGCTCTCTCCGAAGGATCACTCCCGCCAGAAATAGTAACCGGCGGTTAAATTGATATCAATACCGGCGGTTTCTGTAAAGGGCAAACCGACGGTTATACAGTGAGCGTCATGACCAAAAAGAAGCGCCTATCCCCCGATCAGCTCAGTGAATGCGCGCGCCTCAAGGCGCTTTTTCTGGCGAAAAAAAACCGCCTGCACCTGAGCCAAAACAAAATTGCCGAAGCGGCAGGAGTGAGCACGCCCGCGATAGCCATGTACCTGAACGGCACCAACGCCCTGAACGCTCGGATTGCTGCAGTCTTCTCCGAACAGCTTCAGGAGCCGGTTTCGGCGTTCAGCACCAGGCTTGCCGAAGAGATTGCGCGGATGACGGGGACCAGTACGGATTCGAAGAAATCAGAGCCTGCTGGCTCTGGAGACAGGGAGAGCAACGTGATCAGTGCAGACTTTTCTCAGCGCGGACGCCTGCGAGACGGCGATCTACAGATACCGCAGTTCGACGTTCGCGCCGCAATGGGTGGAGGCCAGTTGCCGGCCGACTACATCGAGGTAATCCGCTATGTGACGATGCACAAGTCGCATCTGGAAATGCTCGGGATCACCTACACCTCGCCCGAGAATCTGGCGATCATGACCGGCTGGGGCCAGTCGATGAAGGGCACGATCAACCATGGCGAACCCGTGTTCGTCGATCGCGGCGTCACGTCATTCATTGGCGATGGCGTCTATGCCTTTACCTGGGACGGATTGCTCTACCTGAAGCGCCTGCAGAAGGAGTCGAGAACGCACTTTCGGGTCATTTCCGACAATCAACTGCACCAGTCATTTTCGGTCCCGATTGAGGAAGTAATCATTCACGCCCGGGCGCTGCTGGCCTGGAACGCGAATAAGCTCTGAGCGATGAACTGGGACGCGGCGACACGCGCGCAGTTGCAGGCCAAGTATCCGCGCACACACAAGGGCCTAGCTTCTCTCGTCATGGCAATGGAATACGCCGCCCACAACATGGGCAAGCGGACTTGGTATGGCGCCGACAAAGGGAAGAAGGCCTATCACAAGATAGGCGCCGGCCTGCGCGATACAGTGCAAGCGCTGCATGCCGAACACCTCGTCTCTCATGATTCCCCACCGGACCAGGTCCTTTCCAAACTGGTCACGATGCTAGGCCTGTTCCAGCAGGCCTATCCGAACTGGCCGGCTGCATACGGTTTCGCTCAGCGCTTTTTTGCGACAGAACCCGAGCTTACTTTCGCAGTTATAAATTTCGTTCGTGCCCGCTAATGCCGTTCTGGTTTCGCTTCTTCGATGCCCTTTCCCGCGGCGACAGGCGCGCTTATAAACGCCTGATTATCTGGGCATTGATCGTCGTTTCGGTCGCACTTCTACTGCTCGTCATCCAGGGCTTCTAACCCGCTGTTGTCACGGTGACAGGTCACGTCCTGTCACTGGCTCGCACATTCGTGCGATAAAAATATTAACCGCCGGTATTGACGTATAGCCAACCGGCGGTTAATTTTGCCTCCAAGCAACGCCGAAAGGCCACCACGGAGGCAAGCCATGTATCTGCATCCCAACCTGATCAACAGCGCCAACCCGCTGCCGTATCCGGGCCTTCCGGAGCGTGAAGAACTGCGCAAGCGCACCCTGGATGTGATGCGTCGCGTCGTGCTGAACGATTTGCAGCAAGGCGTTCCGGCAGTGTCCGAGGCCTTCGCCCAGTTCTGCGCCGACCGTTTCGACAATGACCTGCGCTATCTGCTGTGCATATCCAGCGTCACCCAGGCGAAAGGCGCACTGGCCATGACCAACAAGTGGGTGGCAGAGCACGTCGAGAAGTGCCGCCCGCTGTTCGTCGAAGAAGAGATTGAGCGCCGCATCCTGGCCGAGAAGTTCGCCGCCCAGGAGCTGCCGCAATGATCCGCGCCAACAACTGGCGCCGGAACCTCGACCCGCGCGATCCCGACTACCTCGACCCGCTCACCGATGAAGAGTTGGCCGAGCAAGAGGATGACGAAGCCTGGCTGGCCGAGTGCCGCGAGCAGGATGCGGAGGTGGCTTATGTCTAAGACCTCCCACGCCCTGATCCAGCGCGCCATCGGCCAACACCTTCTGCAGGAAGGCCAGCCGGTAATCCTGCAAGCGGTCACCAAGGCCTACGCCGACGGAATGATCGAACTGGCCTACGCGGAAAGCCTGATCACCGACGCCGAGCACGACGACTACCGCACTCAACTGGCGGTGATAGGCAAACGCATGGAGGTGAACCGTGGTTAGCCCCTTCACAGGCCGCTGCTTTGCCGAGGCATTCGCCCGCGCAACTGCCGCCGGCGTGACCGATATCCGCCAGATCAAGCGAACCGTCCGCCGTCGCGGCATGTGGTTCATCACCTGCGAGGTGCCGGCATGAGCCGTTTCACGAAAGACACCCTGCGCTCAGCAGCCGTGTGGCTCGCCATCTGGGGCGCCTTCATCGCTGCAGCCCTGATCAAGTACGGAGTACCCGCATGACAACAACAGCCACAGCACAGGCCGCAACAGAGGATCGCCTGATTCGTTTGCCGGAAGTGATCAAGGCGACCGGCCTCTCGAAGTCGACTATCCGCCGGCTGTGCCTGGAAAAGAAATTTCCGGCCAAACGGAAGCTGATGGGAGACGGCCCGAAAGACCCCGTCGCCTGGTCTGCAAACGAAGTTCAGGCCTGGATCAATCAACGCAAGAACCCCGCCAACGACGGCGAAGAACAGTAGGAGCCAGCAACATGGAACAGACCAACAAGATGGCGTTGCTTTATGCCGCCCTCGCCAGTGCTCAGGCCGAGTACTCACCGCTGGCCAAGAACCGCACCGTCAAGATTCGCACCCGCACCAACGGCGAGTATGAGTTTCGCTACGCCGATCTTGAGGCAGTGTTCAGCAGCACCAGGCCTGCGCTTACCAAGCACGGCATCAGCTTCATCCAGACCATTCAGCCTGCAAACGGCCGCAGCTCGCTGATCACCATGCTCGCCCACAAAGACGGCGGCGTCCTGACCTCTGAGATTGAGTTCAGCATGCCCCAAAGCGGCGATATCAAGGATTTCGGCGCGCACCTCACCTACCTGCGCCGCTACGCAGCAACTGCCCTTCTCGGCGTTGCAGCTGATGACGACCTTGATCAGAACGGCGAAGGCGCCGGCGAAGGCGATCGGAAACCAGCAAGCCAGCAATCGCAGAACGAGCCTGCACCGGAGCAAACCCCCACCGGCAAGCCCGCCTATTCCGACAAGAAGCTGCAGGAAATGCTGCCGAAATGGCGCGCCCTGATTGCTTCCGGCCAGAAGTCCGCCGACCGCGTGATCGCCACCGTCAGCAGCGGCAACACCCTCACCGAAGACCAGATCGCGCAGATCCGTGCGCTCGAAGAAGAGGAAGCACAAGCATGAAAATCCACGACGTAACCCAGGGCTCGCTCGAGTGGCACGTACTGCGCAGCAGCCATTTCACCGCCAGCGAAGCGCCGGCCATGATGGGCGCCTCGAAGTACATGACCCGCGCCGAACTGCTGCGCCAGAAGAAGACCGGCCTCGCTCCCGAGGTGACTCCGGCCAAGCAGGCGCTGTTCGACCGCGGCCACGCCGCCGAGGAATCGGCACGGGCCATCCTGTCCGCCCAGCTCGGCGAAGACCTCTACCCGGTCACCTGCACCCGCGGCAACCTGCTGGCCAGCCTGGATGGCATGGACATGGCCGAGAAGGTCCTGTTCGAGCACAAGCTGTGGAATGAAGACCTGGCCGCCCAGGTGCGCGCTGAAGATCTCGATCCGCACTACTACTGGCAGTTGGAGCAGCAACTGCTGGTCACCGGCGCCGACAAAGTGATCTTCGTCTGCTCCGACGGCACCGAAAACAACTTCGTTTCGATGGAGTATGTCGCGCAGCCTGGCCGCGCCGAAGCCCTGGTGGCCGGCTGGGATCAGTTCGCCGCCGACCTCGAAACCCAGGAAGCGCCCGCCGCCAAGCCAGTGGAGAAGATCGGCCGCGCCCCGGAAATGCTACCGGCCATTCACGTCGAGGTCACCGGCATGGTCAAGGCCTCCAACCTCGACCAGTTCCGCGCGCTCGCCCTGGCCGCGATCGGCAACATCAACACCGACCTGCAAGACGACCAAGACTTCGCAGACGCCGAGAAGACCGTGAAGTGGTGCACCGACGTCGAGTCGCGGCTGGCCGCCACCAAGGAACACATCCTGGGCCAGGCCCAGGATATCGACGCGGTGATCCGCACCCTGGACGAGGTCAACGAAGAAGCCCGCCAGGTGCGCCTGCGCCTGGAAAAGCTGGTGAAGTCCCGCAAGCAAGAGATCCGCGACAAGATCGTGCTGGACGCCAACGAGGCCTTTCGCAAGCACCTGGCTGAACTCGAAGCCGGCTTCGGCGGCAATATCCGCATGCCGGCCGTTGCCATCGACGTAGCCAATGCCATCAAGGGCAAGAAGACCATCACCAGCCTGCGCGACGCCGCCGATACCGAACTGGCGCGCGCCAAGGTTGAGGCCAGCACCATTGCCACCGGCATCACCCACAACCTGACCACCCTGCGCGATCAGGCCGCTGGCTTCGAGTTCCTGTTCCACGACGCTCAGCAACTGGTACTCAAGGCCAGTGAAGACCTGCAGGCGGTGATCAGCAACCGCATCAACGAACACAAGCAGGCCGAACAGCTTCGCCAGGATCAAGAGCGCGAGCGCATCCGCCAGGAAGAGCTGAAGAAGATCGAGGACCAGAAACTGGCCGAGCAGCAAGCAGCAGCCCAGCCAGCCGAGCCCGCACCAATCCATACCGCTGCAGCCGCAGAGCCCGCAGCAGTTCAGCCTGTGAAGCAACAGGCCCCGGCCGACGATGGCCAACGCATCAAGCTCGGCGATATCAACAGCACCCTCGGCTTCACCGTAACCGCCGAGTTCCTGCGCTCGCTGGGCTTCGACGCCATCGATCGCAAGGGCAATGCGGTGCTGTACCGCTCCAGCGACTGGCCGCGCATCTGTGCCGCCCTGGTGCAACACATCAACAGCGTAGCGACCCAGAAAGCCGCCGCCTAACCCGAAACCCTGAATAGCCGACCGCGCCGGCCAATCCGGCGTGGGTTGGGGTTCCTACACCCTGGAGCACACAAAATGTCCAATTTGATCAACGTATTCGACTTCGAGACCACCGGCATTCCGGACTGGAAACAGCCCAGCGAAGCCGGCCACCAGCCTCATATCGTCGAAGTCGCCGCCCTGCTCTACGACGCCGCCGGCAACATCATCGACCGCTACCAGGCGATCGTCCGCCCGAACGGCTGGGAAATCTCGCCGGACATGACCGCCATCCATGGCATCAGCCAGGAACAGGCCATGGACGAGGGTATTCCGGAAATCGAAGCGCTCGAAGGCTTCCTGGCCATCCACGCCCGAGCCAGCATCCGCGCCGCCCACAACGCCACTTTCGATGACCGTATCGCGCGCATCGCCATTGCCCGCTACCACGGCAAAGACCTGGCCGATTCCTTCAAGGAATCCACCACCAAGTTCTGCACCTGCTACGAGTCGCGCCCGGTACTGAACCTGCCCGGCAAGAAGCTGCCCAGCCTGGCCGAGGCCTACCGGCACTTCACTGGCGAGGACTTGGTGGAAGCCCACCGCGCCATGCCCGATGCCCTTGCCTGCGCCCGCGTGTACTTCGCCCTGATGGGCGTGGCCATGCCTGCAGCAGTCTGATCACGCATTAGTTTTCACCGAGGTTATTTATGGGATGGCGTCCACGTTGGAGCAATTCAAAAAGTGAACAAACACTTAGACGCCTAATTAACAGGCTTAGCAGAGAGCGGAAAGTTTCCGCCAAGGAGGCATTAGACGCAGCAATAGCACTGCGACATAAAAAATCCATTTCGAATCATAAAACGTGGATAGAACACGCTCTTTATGAGTTTGGAAGCAACCACTACTGGTTTCACGGTGAAGTTTTCGGCGGGGTTAGGCATTGGGCCTCATTCAATAACGCACTTAAAGAGTGCCGCAGAGAAGGAAGGCAGCTAGTGATCATCAGTCGCTGCCTGGCCTGCAACTGCCAGATGCCAGAAAACCAGTACGCACACTGTAGATCGTGCCTGGCAATCCAACGCAAAGAGCATGAATGCAGAGAAATAAAAACGTTAATAAACAAACTTGATAAAACCCGGAGACAACATCATGGCAAAGATTCAAACCACCGGCGGGCTTCGTGAGTTCCTGGCTAGCGCGATCAACAATGTAGCCAACGGAACTATGGATTCCGACAAAGCAAGAAACATCACCAAATTGGCAGCTCAGATCAACGAGTCTTTTTACTCGGAAATCAAGATCGCCAAAGTTCAGAAAGAAATGGGCAAAGAAGCTGCGGAGCTTGGCGCTCTGCCACTTCAAGAAACAGGCAAAAAATAATTTCCCGATAACCCCGCGCCGCAAGGCGCGGCATCCGAGTGCGCTCTGCCGTAGAGCGCAGCCAGATGCCTTCCACCCAGGAGAACGCCATGCACCACGAAACAACACTCAACCTGCCGACCCTGTCATCCAAGGAAGCCGAGCGTGAATGGCTCGCTGACCGAGTGGCCGAGTTTCAGGCCCGGGGCGCGCAGGCAATTGAAGCACCGATCGAGAAGCGTCCGCTGGTCAGCCGCCAGTGGACCGCTTCCGGCATGACGATCATCACCGAGGCCCGCCGCCATGAGCAGGCTGCGAAAGCCCACCGCAAAGCAGGCGGTCGCCCCATCGGCGCCGTCGTCGTTGACAGCCCTGCCCTGGTCGAGCGCGCCCGCGCCATGGCCGGCCTGGGCCTCTCCAAGTATGCCGCCGCCCGCGCACTCGAGATCGGCACCGCGCGCCTCGAGCGCATGGGCAAAAAGCACGGTTTCGAGTTCGCCACCAAATCCCCTAAAGCCGCTTGAGGAAACAGCCATGTGGTTCCGTAGCCTACTGATTTACCGCATCACACAAGCCATCGACCTGGCCGCCGAAGCGCTGGAAGCCGCATTGGCCAGCAAGCCTGCCCGCCAGTGCGAAAGCCAGGAGCTGTCGACCTATGGTTTCGCCGCGCCGCTCGGCAAGGGTGACGACTCGCCCCTGGTGCACGCCGTCGAAGGCATGCTGCTGATCCGCGCTCGCAAGGAAGAGCGCATCCTGCCCGGCTCCGTGGTCCGCGAAGCTCTGAAGGCGAAGGTCGACGAGATCGAAGAGACCCAGATGCGCAAGGTCTTCAAGAAGGAGCGCGACCAACTGAAGGACGAGATCGTTCAGGCCTTCCTGCCTCGCGCTTTCACCCGTAACGCCAGCACCTACGCGGCGATCGACCCGGTCGCCGGCCTGATCTACGTCGACGCCACGTCGCCGAAGCGCGCAGAGGATCTGCTGTCGACCCTGCGCGAATGCCTCGGCTCCCTGCCGATTCGCCCGGTGTCCGTGAAGATCGCCCCCACCGCCACCCTAACCGACTGGCTCAAGCAGCAGAGCGCGGCCGAAGGCTTCTTCGTGCTGGATGAATGCGACCTTCGCGACACCCACGAAGACGGCGGCAGCATCGCCGCCAAGCATCAGGACCTGACCAGCGAAGAGATCCAGTTGCACCTTTCCACCGGCAAACAGGCCACCAAGCTCTCCCTGGCCTGGCAGGACAAGCTGTCGTTTGTCCTCGACGACAAGCTCCAGATCAAGCGCCTGCGCTTCGAAGACCTGCTGACCGACCAGGCCGAGCAGGACGGCGGCGACGACGCCCTCTCCCAGCAGTCCGCCAGCTTCTTCCTGATGATGCGCACCTTCCGCGATTTCGTGCCCGAACTGCTCACCGCCCTGGGCGGCGAAGAAGTGCCCACCGGTATCTGACCAGCCAGCAGCGAACAGGAAAATCATCATGCCTATCCGTCACAGCATCATCCACCTGATCGACAAGAAGCCCGACGGCAGCCCTTCCGTGCTGCATGCCGTCGCCCATGAACTGCCTGACTCGCAGGCACGCGACAACCTGCTGACCGATCTGAACGAGGCCTACAACGCCAAGCCCGGCAAGGCCTGGGGCCTATTCCATGAGGAATCTGGCGCCTATCCGCTCAGCGGCTGGCTGAGCGATTACCTCGATGGCGAGCATAGTTTCGTCGTCTTCAGTCGTATGGCCGTCGAGCACCTGCAGAAGCTGATGGAGGAATCCAACCTCACCGTTGGCGGTCACGCCATGTTCACCCACTACCAGCAAGGCATGACCGACTATCTGGCCATCGCCCTGCTGCACCACAGCGAAGGCGTCACGATCACCGAAGACCTCGAGGTTGTACCGGCCAAGCACCTCGACCTGAGCCAACTGCACCTGGCCGCACGCATCAACCTGAGCGAATGGCGTAACAACCCCAACTCGCGCCAGTACATTTCGTTCATCAAGGGCAAGGGCGGTCGCCGGGTCTACGACTACTTCCGCGACTTTATTGGCTGCCAGGAGGGTATCGACGCACCTGGCGAAACCCGCACCCTGCTCAAGGCGTTCAGCGACTTTGTCGAGAGCGAGGATCTGCCGGAAGAGTCAGCCCGCGAGAAAACCAACACCCTGGTGGGATACGCCGCCAGCCAGGCCAAGCTGGGCGAGCCTATCAGCCTGGAAGAACTGGCCGCACTGATCGACGAGGAACGCCCTGCCGCCTTCTATGAGTTCATCCGCAACAAGGATTATGGCCTGTCGCCTGAAATCCCGGCGGATAAACGCACCCTCAACCAGTTCCGCCGCTTCACCGCGCGCACCGAAGGCCTGTCGCTGAGCTTCGAGGCACACCTGCTGGGCAACAAGGTCGAGTTTGACCAGGCGCGTAACCAACTGGTTATCCGCAACCTGCCGACCCAACTGGTCGACCAGCTCAAGCGCGCAGGTGCTTCGTCATGAGCCTGACCAGCAAAGCCAAGACCTTCCACGTCTGCGTTGCCGTCAGTTATGTGATTGCCCGGGCACGCCGACCGCGCGCCCTGGATGACCTGCTGAGCGAGCGCGGTACCGGTCGCCCGATTCCTGGCGAAGAGGTTCTGGCCATCGCCCGTGACTGCGCAGAACGCGGCTTCACCATGATCCCGAGTTGTGACCATCACGGTGATAACGGCGCTTGCCTGGGCCATCCGGTGGAGGCCTCGGTATGACCGCTCAAGCCAGCATCACCGACGGCGAGCTCGTCGATACCAGCGCTTTCTTCGCCCCCATGTCCGCCGACCTTGTCGACAGCCTGATCGGCGAATACGGCCAGATGCGCCAACGTATTGAACGCCTGGCCGGTGCAGTGCGGGCCGAGAATGCCGGCACGGTCTTGCACTACTTCATCGAGGGCAATGTGCAGGATCAACGCTACAGCATGCCTACCACGGTCGATGCATTGTTCCGTGTTGAGGGCGCCATCGCCCAACTCAACGCCGACTTCTGGAACCGCGCCCTACGCCTGACTGACGTGATGGACTACATGCCCCAAGCACGTCGCGACGAGTGGCACGACCAGATCCGCAACCCAGAGGGTCGCAAGGCGAGCCGTCACACTGGCGAGAAGGACATGCCAGCTCTTCCCGAGTTCGAGGAAGCCACCGTGCGCTCGACCCTCGCTGGCCTGCTGCACAATCGTTCTCAGTTCCTGGCCGAGCGTGTCGACGGCATCTTCCGCGCACTGAGCCGTGCCCATGTGACGAACCAGCCCCAAGGCTTTGGTAAGCGCATGATCATCGCCAACGTGCACGGTTACCAGACTGCCGGTCACATCAACGACCTGCGCTGTGTGATCGCCAAGTTCATGGGCCGCGACGAGCCGAAGCATGGCGCGACCGACCCGGTGATCAAGGCAGGTGGCCGCCAGAATGGTGAGTGGATGCCCGTCGACGGCGGTGCGCTGCGCATCCGCGTCTATGGCGGCGTCGGTACCGCGCACCTTGAGGTGCACCCAGACATGGCCTGGCGCCTGAACGCCATTCTTGCCAGCCTGTACCCGCTCGCCATTCCTGCCGAGTTCCGCACCAAACCGAAGCGCCAGAAGAAGATCAAGGACTTCGACCTGTTCGATAGGCCGTTGCCGTTCGCAGTAGTGCAGTTGCTGGCGGAAATGCGCGAGGTGCGCGAGCGGGTTGAACCGGCATGGCCGGAGCGCTATCGCGCAGTTCCGAACGCACGCGAGTTCGGCTATGGCGAGAAAGATAAAGCAGCCGTGGCCGAGGCCGAGAAGGTGCTGATGGCCATCGGCGCCGTGAAGGCCGGCAGGCATTGGCAGTTCGACTACGACCCGACCGAGGTGCTGGATCTGGTGGTTTGCTCTGGCTGCATCCCCGACCAGAAGTCGCACCAGTTCTACCCCACCCCGCAAGCAGTAGCCGAGTTCGCCGTCAGCGTCGCCGAGATCGACGACCACCATGGAGTACTGGAGCCGAGCGCCGGAATCGGCGGTCTGGCCGACTACCTGCCCAAGCTACAGACCACCTGCGTGGAAATCAGCCCACTGCACTGCCAGGTGCTGGAGGCCAAGGGTTTCAAGGTCGTAGAGGCTGATTTTCTCAAGTGGGCACCCGGCCAGCCTGCGGCAGACCGCATCGTAATGAACCCACCGTTCAGCGAGGGACGCTGGCAGGCACACCTGCTGGCTGCCGCCGACATGCTCAAGCCTGACGGCCGCCTGGTCGCCATCCTCCCGGCCAGCGCCAAGGGCAAAGACCTGCTGCCAGGCTGGAGCATGGAGTGGGCACGCACCTTCGAGAACGAGTTCGCCGGCACCAGCGTTTCCGTGGTGGTGCTGATTGCCCAGCGCGCCAGTGCGAAAGATCAACTCGACATATTCAACGATGCCCTGCTCGATGCCGAGCAGCAGGAAGGTGCTGAATGACGGGTATCGTCCTGCCAGATTCGCGCATCGTCGTGCAGTTCAGCTGCGGCGCCGCCTCGGCAGTGGCAGGCAAGCTGGCGTTGGCACAGTACGGCGCGACCCACGACGTTCAGTTCATCAATGCCTTCCTGGCAAATGAACACGTCGACAACCGCCGTTTCCTGGCCGACTGCCAGGTGTGGCTCGGTCGCAGCATCACCGTACTGGCTGACGAGAAGTACGGCGCGGACATCATCCAAGTGTTCCGCCGCGAGCGCTACATGAAAGGCCCGCATGGCGCCCCCTGCACCAAGCTGTTGAAGCGGCGCCAGTTGGATGCCTGGAAACAACCAGGCGACGTGATGGTGCTCGGCTATACCGCCGAAGAGGCCGATCGCCTCGACGACTTTCGCGAGCGCAACCCCGACCGCCCAGTCATCGCGCCGCTGATCGACCTCGGGTTGGGCAAAGAAGACTGCAAGGCACTGATCATCAGGGCAGGCATCGCCCTGCCCATCACCTACCAGATGGGCTACGAGAACGCCAACTGCATCGGCTGCGTGAAAGGCGGCGAAGGCTACTGGCGCGCCATCCGCGTCGACTTCCCCGAGCAGTTCGAGGCGCTGTGCCAGGTGCAGGACGAGCTCGGCCCGGGCTCATGGTTCCTGCGCTATCGCTCGGGCCCACGCGCCGGCGAGCGCTTCCCTCTGCGTGACCTGCCAGAAGGGCCAATCCGCCGCAATGAAGCAATCCCGGCCTGCAGTTTCTTCTGCGAAATGGCCGAGGCCGACATTAACCAAAAGGAATCCGCCGAATGATCACCCAGACCCTGCACCACTTCCATTTCTGCTGCGGCCTGGGCGGCGGCGCCAAGGGCTTCAACCGCGCACGCCCGGTAGTCGGCAACGTACAAGCGCGCTGGGAATGCCTGGGCGGCATCGACGTTGATCCTGCTGGCCTGCGCGACTTCGAGCAGTTGGCCGGCGTGCCTGGCACCCTGATGGACCTATTCACCCGTGACCAGTACATCCGCTTTCACGGGAAAGAGCCGCCTGCTGGTTGGCGCGAGGCCTCGGCCGACGACGTGCGCCGCGCTGCGCAGAACAAGCGCCCCGACGCGGTGTTCATCAGCAGCCCGTGCAAGGGCGCCAGCGGCCTGCTCTCCGAGAAAATGAGCCAGACCCCGAAGTACCAGGCGCTGAACGAGCTGACCCTGCGCTGCATCTGGCTGATGGGCGAGGCCTGGAAGAATGACCCGGTGCCGCTCATCGTCTTCGAGAACGTGCCGCGCCTGGCCACCCGCGGCCGGCACCTGCTGGACCAGATCAACAGCCTGCTCAGCTTCTACGGCTACGCCGTGGCGGAAACAACCCACGACTGCGGCGAGTTGGGCGGCCTGGCACAGAGCCGCAAGCGCTTCCTGCTTGTGGCGCGCCATGTCGAGAAGGTGCCGCCATTCCTGTACGAGCCGGAGAAGAAGAGCCTGCGCGCCGTCGGCGATATCCTCGGCCGCATGCCGCTGCCAGGCGATATCGACGCCGCCGGCCCGATGCACCGCGTGCCGTCGCTGCAATGGCAGACCTGGGTGCGCCTCGCCCTGGTGCGTGCCGGCAGCGACTGGCGCAGCCTCAACGAGCTGGCGATCGAGGATGGACGCCTTCGCGACCTGATCATTGTGCCGGAGTACCGCAGCGGATACCTCGGCGTGCACGGCTGGGACGATACCAGCGGCACCATCGCCGGCCGCAGCAGCCCAACCAACGGCGCGTTCTCGGTCGCCGATCCACGGTACCGCCAGGCGGCCAACTGGAATCATGGCCAGCAGTTCGGCGTCATCCGCTGGGACGAGTCCTCGCCGACCATCCCCGGGCAGACCATGCCAGGTCAGGGCACCTTCAGCGTTGCCGATCCCCGGTACCACAACTGGCACAAGGGCGCGAGCAGCCGCAAGCTGCACGTCGGCAAGTGGGACGGCCACACCGGTACCGTGACCGGCTCGCAGCAGGTGGCCAGCGGCGCCCTGTCGATCGCCGACCCTCGCCCGAACTGGAACCGCCACAGCGGCAACTACCGCGTGGTTCCGTTCGACAAGCCGGCCGGCACCATCATCGCCGGCGGCAAGGGTGTACAAGGTGGCCAACAGTCGGTAGCAGATCCGCGCATCCTGCACCGTGGCAAGGGTGACAACTACCTGACCGGAGGGCACTACGGCGTTATCCCGTTCGACCAGAACTGCGGCGCCATCGCCGCCAGCTCGCGCTACGACAGCGGTCGCTTCAGCGTCGCAGACCCGCGCATCCCGGCAGCCAATGACCGCCTGACCTGCATCATTCGCAGCCTCGACGGCACCTGGCACCGTCCCTTCACCACCTTGGAAAAGGCAGCACTGCAGAGCCTGGTCGACCCGGAAGAGCAGCTGATTCTGGATGGCCTGAGCGATAAGGACTGGAGCGAGCGAATCGGCAACGCCGTGCCACCGCATGCGGCAGAAGCGATCGCCCACGTTATGGGCACCACCCTGCTGCTGGCCGCTGCCGGCGAAACCTTCATGCTCAGCAATATGCCGGTGTGGGTGCGCCCGGTAGCGGTCGGGCTGAGCGTCGCCGAGGTGCCGCAGGCATGAAACGCCGCAAGCCCAACAACAACCAGCTCCGGCGCGAGAGGGCTGCAGCCGCAACGCTGCGCCGGTATCACACCGCCCTGGTTCACATCGAGCCGGCCCAGCGCCAGATCGTCGTCAGCCTCAAGCACCTGCTGCGCGTGAAGGATGAAAACCGCATCGCCCACGCAATGGCCGAGCACCCTTATCAGTGGACGATCTACTTTGCGGCGTTCTGCAGCTCACGCGAGACCGGCGAATACCTCAAGGGCGGCGAAGTCGTGCTGCCGGGGCGCCACAAGCTGGACAACCTCTTTGAAGGCATCGAGGACGAGAAGGCCAAGATCATGGCCGGCTGCAATCCAAAGCACGTAATCGGCTGCGGCTTTATTGCCGTGCCGCACGATGCCGATATCAGCGAAGAGCTAGCCGCAGAGGTATTCACCAGAGCCGGAGCCTGGAATCAGGCTAAGCAGGTGAGCGCATGAGCCTAATCGTCCGCGCCCCTGTTGCGCTCTTCGCTCAAGAGCAGCCTGAAGCTATGAAACGCCACCAGATGCCCGCCTCCATTGTTGCGCCAGGCCTGATGCGTGCTGCGGTAGATGCTTTCAACCTCGACCATCACGCGCCGGTATCGCTCGACTTCGAGCACCAGCCGGCGCATTTCCGGGTTCTCGGTCCAGATCTTTCGCAGTTCGCCCTTCGTGACCGGGCGGAAGTCGGGGAGGCGGTAGTTGTTCATGGCAGAATACTGGATATAAAAACAGTATTCTTGCACGCACCTGGCAACCCGTCATCCGCAGCCGATGCGCGGCAGTCATCCAAGGAAACCGGTGCCACAGCACATGGCACCGCACTCCAGGCTGGTGGCCGCGCACCGGTAAAGCCAGGCGATCACGTCGGCAATGATCTGGGTGGCGACTTCGATAAGCAGATCGCGAAGGAAGTGTTTCATGGAGGCTCAGCCCTCTGTGTTGGTAACGCCCACAGTCTGCTGTCACGACCTCGACAGTTTCCTCTTGTGGGTTTTCCAACGCAGTTTCGCCGAGGCGAAAACCATCACTTCGCACGACTTTCCCATTTTCCGAAGGCGTCACGACCGACGCCCCGTCAAGCCATGAACACCCCTACCTACTGCCGCGAAACCGGGCGCCGTATCGGCGTATGCCCGTGCCCGCTTTGCAAACCCAAGAAACCGACTGAGGACTGATCCAATGAGCAACGACAAAACCCTGCAGCAGCTTCTCACCGACCGCATCGCCAACTACACCGCCAGCGAACGCCCGGTTGAACTGATCGACGCAGGCATCGACAAGATGTTCAAGGAAGTGATCGACGACGCCTTCCGCGGCTATGGCGACTTCTCCAAATCCATCAAGGAAGCCATGAAGGCTGCGCTGCCGGCGAACGTAAGCGACTTCGTGCAGTTGGAGCGTTACAACGCGCTGATCGCCAACGTACTGAAAGAACGCTGGGCCAGCCTGGGCTTGGAATCCAGCCTGGTCGAGAACGCAAACAAAGCGATCGACGAGATCCTTACCGATGGCGGCGTGCTCAAGGCCGAGTACACGCTGAGCGAGGTGCTCGAAGCGTTCATCGAAAGCCAGAAGGAACAAGCCGCCGAGAATCACTGGGAAGCCCCTGAGATTCGCATGGAAGAAATCGAGCAGTACGGCAGCAAGTACATCCACCTGTACTTCGACCCCGAACCGGAATCCTCCTACAAATCTTCCGGCTACGCCCGAACCGGTCGCAGCGAGTATCAGCTCAAGCACGCAATCCACATGCGTGTCGAATCCGAGCGCAAATCTGATTCCAGTTGGCGGCCTGATGATCAGGTCTGCGAGGTCTACTCGGCCAAGCTCGACGAAAAGAAGATCGGCGTAGCCATGACCCTCCGCACCAAGTGGGAAAAGATCGTCGCCGCCCTGTACTTCGGCAACGCAAAGCTGGTGGTCGACTGCGACCCGCAGGATTTCAGCTACGGCCTGTACGACTGACCAATTGAAACAAGCCCGGCCGGACTTCCCTGCCCGATGCCGCCGGCCAGGCCAGACAACGATTATCCCACACCCGCGAGGTGACTTCATGAACAAGCAATGCGTGAACTTCCCTGGTGCGAATGACCACACCACTGCTGAATGCCCGGTGATGGGCGCGCGGCCTAAACAATTTGAGCGCGAAGACCGCTACATCGTGATCAAGCGGAGCGATCTCGCGAAGGTGCCAGTCAACTATCGCAAAGCGCTGGTAGATCCGCTTGCCCATCTGCAGGCGCACCTCCCGCGCCGGGAGTGCCTTGTCATCGAGAGCGACTGGCCGGAGTACCCGGTAGCCTGGCAGATGATCGAAGCGCGCATGACTGGCGGCGCAGTTGTAAACCAGCAGGTTACTACTGCCGTTTGCCTGTGGAAGCGCGAGCAGGATAGCGGCTTCTACGAAACCGGCTGCGGCCAGGTTTGGCACTTCACCGACGGCAGCACGCCCGAGGAAAACAGCGCCTATTTCTGCCACCACTGCGGCAAAAGCCTGGAGGTGCAGCGGCTGATCGCCTATCAGGTCGGCGACAACGACATCGTGGCCGCCTATGACCCGGCCGGCGCGATCGAGGTGCTGTGCACCTACAACGGCTACGACCTTGACGAGTTCACCATCGACGAGGTTGTCGTTGTCAGTGACGCGCTGCTCGACTCCACCGAGGCCTTCGACCAAGACGAAGGCAAGACCGTCCCTCTCGAAAAGACCCTACGCCAGGAACTGGAAGAGCTTACCGAGCCTGCCTACCTGCATGGGTGGGAGTAAGCCATGAATACCCCAGTCCATAACACCTGCTGCACCTGCGGTTACACCTGGCTGCATGGCCAGAATGGCAGCCACAGTTGCACCGCCAACCTAGTCACCCAGTTGCAGGCGCTCAGCAAGATCACGCTCGCCACCGAGCGCGCCGGCCGCGTTTACGTAGCCGGCCCCATGACTGGCATCGAGGATTTCAACTTCCCCGCCTTCAATGCAGAAGCCGATCGCCTGCGCGCTGCTGGCCGGCATGTCGAGAACCCAGCCGATCATGGCCACGTCGACGGTGCCGAGTGGGGCGACTACCTGCGCTATGACATTTGGCGCCTTGCCACCTGCGAGGCCATCCACCTGCTGCCAGGTTGGCAGAAGAGCCGGGGCGCCAAGCTCGAAGTGCACATCGCCAAAGCGCTGGGCATGAAGATCCGCTATGCCCACGGCGCCGAGTCAGCCGCCGAACTGATGATAGACCAGGGCGCCGACTTCCTCGCGATGCAACTGGCAGCCGAGCCGAAGTCAGACCCTGTCGAGGTGTTCCTCGACGAGATCCGCGCCGAACTGAAGCGCGCCCGGTCCAAGTTCCCCGGCGATCGCATCATGGGCTTGGCGCTGGCCGAAGAGTTCGGCGAACTGATCAAGGCGATGCTCGACGAGCCAGCGGCGAACGTTCGCAAGGAAGCGATTCAGACCGCAGTGATGGCCGCGCGCGTGGTGCTCGACGGTTACGGCTCGGTGAAAGAGTGGCGCGCCCATCAGGGCCTCGACCAGATAGGAGCGCAGTCATGACCAAGAAACTGCGTTGCTACTTCGCCGGCAGCCGACACCCGGACGAATACCCCTACGTCGAGGCCTGCTTTGCGTATAGCCATCGGGAAGCCAAGCCCCTGCTGTGGCGCGACGGATCAGAGATCAAGGCAGTGTTTGACGGCGAGTACTTCGATATGTCGGTGAAGCACCAGCCCGAGCACGATAGCCTCGCTGAGAAATACGGGATCACCAGCCCCCACGTTATCGGTGACGACAAGCTGCTGCGTGAAATGGGCTGGAGCATTGAAGGCGATTCCCGGTGCGCCAACTGCAACCTTGCCGAGTATGACGGCGAATACCCGCTCTGCGAGCACTGCGACCAGTGCGAGGAATGCGGTCACCCCCACGACTGCCCGGAGCACGGCAAGGCTGGTGGCGCATGAGCAGTCTGCACATCCACGCCCCTCAAGGCTTCTACATCGCCCAGGTTCGCCGCCGCTTCGAACGAAAGTGGACGCAGGTAGGCGGCGAGTTCAAGCAGAAGCACCGCGCCCAGAGCACGGCGGCCGGCAATATGGTCGGCGACTTCGTTCGCGCCCGCGTGCTGTTCTGCGCTGAGTGGTACGACCCGGTTGTCGTTATGGAGGCCAGCAGATCATGAACCACCAACCCAAAGCCGGCCGCTGCCGTGCCTGCACCAAGCTCTGGGAGGACTGCAGCGCGCTGCCATTCCACACCATGCCGATTCACAGCCAGGACGGTACCGACGCGGTAGTGATCTGCAGCGAGTTCATCAAGGCATCCAATGTGATGCCCCTGGAGTCACCCGCAACTGCACCACGGCGGATCTACCTGAGCGGGCCGATGACCGGCCTGCCCGAGTTCAACTATCCCGCGTTCAACGCCGAGGCTGCCCGCCTGCGCGCTTTGGGCTACCACGTCGAGAACCCAGCAGAGAACCCGCCCCAGGATAGCTGGGAGGCGTACATGGCCGTGTGCATTCCTCAGATGGCCACCTGCGACACGATCGCCTTGCTGCCTGGCTGGTCGGAATCGCGTGGCGCCCTGCGGGAACGGCAGGAGGCGGTGACCCTCGGCATGGTGATCGTTCCAGCGGCGAAGATCGTCGCCAGGATAGTGCACCACGAACTTGAGGATACCGGTTGCCCAGAATAAAGTGCGGCTGCATACTGCGCTCCGCCCCAGAATGCCCGGCTTCCCAGCAAACAGTAACGTGTATCCTGGCGTGTATCCCCAAGCGGTAAAGCCCCCGAAAGGCCCGTAATTGCGGCAAAGCGTGAGTCTCCCCCGGGGCACCACGATAAAGATTCTGAGATGTTCACCGAACACCAGAAACCCAGGAAAGCCGGCTATCTCAGCCGGCTTTTTTGTTTCTGGAGATCGCCAAAGGTTCAGTGAAGTTCTT